GAAAATGGCGATGTTGTAGATGGAGTAACACTTGTTACTGGAGACAGAATTCTTGTTAAGAATCAAGGAACTGGCGCAGAAAACGGTATCTACGTAGTTGCTTCTTCTGGAGCACCTGCTCGTGCAGCAGATGCAAATGTAAGCGCAGAAGTTACCGCTGGTCTATTCACCTTCGTATCAGAAGGTACAGCTAATGGAAACACTGGCTGGGTTCTTACAACAGATGATGCAATAACACTAGGTACTACAGCGCTGACATTCACACAGTTCTCAGGAGCTGGAACATATGCTGGAGGCGCAGGTCTTACTCTAACTGGAACAACATTTGCAGTTGGAGCTGGAACTGGTATTACAGTAAATGCTGATGATGTAGCAATTGATACATCAGTTGTTGTACGTAAGTATGCAACTACTATCACACCATCGTCACCATATTCCACAACTGACTTTGCAATCACACACGGTCTTGGAACATTAGACATTCAAGTATCTGTGTATGAAGTAGCAACTGGTGCTAAGGTTGAGACAGATATTACAAGAATAACTACATCCGATGTAACAATTGGATTTGCAGTAGCTCCTGTTTCAGGAGAAACATACAGAGTAGTAGTACAGGCATAATAACATGGCTAAAAAGTTCTTAACTCCGATAGTATTGGTTAATATGGCCACAGCGCCTGCCTCTCCAGTAACTGGGCAAATGTATTATAATACAGAAGAAAGAACTATTAAGGCATATAACGGAGAAATTTGGTATGATGTGGCTGGTCCAAAAGAAATTTTGGACCATACACACTACACAGATGGAGGAATTAGAACCGTTGATTATGGAAATTACGCAACAAATACTGACTATGTAGTTTCAATAAATGGCGGGGGAGCAACAACAGAATTTAATGATTCAATAGATGGGGGAACAGCATAAAATGGCAATTAGAATTCAATTAAGAAAAGATACATCTGGTAACTGGAGCTCAAACAATCCACTACTTTACCCAGGTGAAATGGGTATAGAGACAGACACAGGTAAATTTAAAATTGGTCCTGCCGTTACTGCCCCCACAGTAGGTACAGCATGGAACAGCATCTCAGCATATTCTAATGTTACCCCAGCAGGATTAGCAAGCTCACTTGGAGACTATGTTCCAACAACAGACGTCGGAGTCAAGGGCGGGTTAGTAGAAATGGATGCAAGCGGAAATGCATTAATTCTAGGTCCAGGATTTATTGTTGAAGGTACAACAGATAATGCATCTGAGACAACTGTAGTATTTACAGATCCTACAGCAGATAGAACAATTACTTTCCCAGATGCTACTGGTACAGTAGTATTGGAAAGTTCAACAAATACTTTAACAAACAAAACTTTAACAAATCCAACAGTTTCTGGATTATCTTTATCTGATGCAAGCATAGTTTTTGAAGGCACAGTAGCAGATTCATATGAGACAACACTTGTAGTAGGAGAACCTACAGCAGATCGTACAGTTACAGTACCAGATGCAACAGGAACAATTGTTTTAAAAGACTCAACAGATACTCTTACTAATAAATCAATTTCATTGGGTTCAAATACAATTACTTCAACCCTGGCTCAATTAAATACTGCAGTTAGCGATGCAGATATAGCCTCACTTGCAGGCGCAGAAACATTAACAAATAAAACTATTAGTATTGCTTCAAATACTTTAACTGGAGTTGCTCCTCTTGCTTCACCAACATTTACTGGTACAGTAACATTGCCATCAGGCACAGTTACTTCTGCAATGATTTTAGACGGAACAATTGCAAATGCTGACATTTCTTCTTCAGCAGCAATTGATTTATCTAAATTAGCAACAGACCCACTCGCCCGTGCAAATCACACAGGTTCACAAACAGCATCAACAATTTCAGATTTTAATGAGGCGGCACAGGACGCAATAGGTGGAATTCTTGGTACAGGATTAACATATAATGATGCATCAAATACAATTACTGTAGATTCAACAAATATTCAATTAAGAGTAACAGGCGTAACAGATACAGAAATTGGATATCTAGATGGAGTAACATCTGCAATTCAAACTCAGATAGATGCTAAATTAGCATCTACAACTGCTGGAACAACATATGCTCCAATTGCTTCGCCTACATTTACTGGTACAGTAACATTGGCTCAAGCACCAATATCTGATCTACATGCAGCAACTAAGTTGTATGTAGATAATGTTGTATCTGGACTTAACTTCCACCAGCCAGTACGGGTTGCTACAACAGCAAACATTACATTAAGCGGAGCACAAACAATTGACGGAGTTTCAGTAATTGCTGGAGACCGTGTTCTTGTTAAAGATCAGACAACACAGACTGAAAATGGTTTATATGTAGCAGCATCAGGCGCATGGTCTCGTGCAGCAGATGCTGATAATACACCTGATGGAGAATTAAAGGGCGGAGATTTCTGTCTAGTTATAGAAGGTACAATTAATGCTGGGTATGGATATATTTGTTCTAATACATCAGCAATTACTATAGGTACAACAAATGTAACTTATGTAGCATTTAATGCTGCAAAGGCAATTGCTGCAGGAACTGGCTTAACAGAAACATCACCAGGAACACTTGCAATTGATACAGCAACAACTGTAGATAAGACAACTGCTCAAACATTAACAAATAAAACAATTAATGGAGCAGATAATACTTTAACAGTAAGACTTGCTAGCGATGTTTCTGGAACCCTTCCAATTACTAATGGTGGTACTGGAGCAACCACTGCATCTACTGCAGCGGCAGCATTACTTCCAGCACAAGCATCTAACTCTGGGAAATACCTTACAACAGATGGAGCAGGAGCCCTTTCTTGGGGTACTGTTTCAGGATATTTAGCTCCAACTCTTGGATCAACTTCAATTGCATCTGGTTCTACAGTTTCAAATGTTGCTGGACTAACAATTAACTCAACAACTATTCCATCAAGCAAGACTTTGGTAGTTACTACAGATAAATTATCAGTACATGCAGCAACAACTTCTTCTGAATTAGCTGGAGTCATATCTGATGAAACAGGTTCAGGAGCTCTAGTATTTGCTACATCTCCTACTCTTGTAACCCCAGCTCTTGGAACTCCAGCATCTGGTGTATTAACAAATACAACTGGATTACCACTTACAACAGGTGTAACTGGTACATTACCAGTAGCTAATGGTGGTACTGGTATTACTTCACTTGGAACTGGAATTGCCACATTCCTTGGAACTCCATCTAGTGCAAACCTTATTTCTGCCGTAACTGATGAAACAGGTACTGGTAACTTAGTATTTTCTACTACCCCTACTCTTGTAACACCAGTTCTTGGTGTAGCAACAGCTACTAGCATAAACGGAACAACAATTCCATCATCCAAAACATTAGTTGCAACTGATTCAACTGCATATGTAGTTCCAACTCAAACTGGAAATTCAGGTAAATATTTAACTACAGATGGAACAACATCATCATGGGGAACATTAGTAGTTCCAATTTCAACTACAACAGCTTCAGCAATTTCAGCAAATACTGCAACTACTGTAGATACTACAGCATTATCAGCATTTACATCAATTGAATATATGGTTTCATTAAAACAAGGATCAAAGATTAGAACATCTAAGGTCCTTGTTCAAACTGACGGAACATCTGTAGATATGACAGAGTTTGCAATTACAGAAACTGGCGGAACAATGACAGGTGTAGTTGTAGCAGCTTCAGTATCTTCAACAAATGCAATATTACAGGTAACTGTAACAGATGCTTCAAGCACAAACGTAACAGCAAAATTCAGTAAAATAGCACTTTAAGGAGTAATTAATGTCTAATAAAGACTTTAAGGTAAAAAATGGACTAGTTGTTCCCTCACTGTCTACAGCGGGAATTGTTAAAACTGATTCATCTGGCGTCATAAGCTCCTCTGCCACCCTTGCAATTACAGAGGGTGGAACAGGACAGACAACCGCTGGAAATGCCTTAAATGCCCTGCTACCGCTTCAAACGGGTAACATAAATTACTACCTTCAGACAAATGGCACAACTACACAATGGAATCAGGTCTTAGCTACAGCTTATCAAACATCTGAACCATCTTCTCCAGTTACTGGACAAGTATGGATTGACTCTGATTCTACAGATGTAGCATTTGATACAAATATTATTCGCAGACAGGCATTTACTGCTACTGCAGCACAAACAGTATTTACTACTGACGTTTCATTTATAGATGGATATGAGCAGGTATTCTTTAATGGAATGCTTTTACTTCGCACCACCGACTATACAACTTCTAATTCAAATACAATTACCCTAGCATCTGGGGCGGCGGTTAATGATATAATAGAGGTAGTAACAGTAACTAATTTAAACTCAGTAAATACATATACACAGGCAGAAATAACAAATTTAAATGCTAATCAAGATATAGCATTAATTATGGGGGCATACTAATGGCAAATACAGCAAAAGCGCTGGCTCGTACAGCAGCAGCAACATCATCTACAACACTGTATACAGTACCGTCAAGCACAACTACTGTCATAACAGATATTGCAGTATGTAATTCTGCAGCATCAGCAGCAACATTTACAATTACACTTGACGGTGTAGATTTATTAAAAACAGTGGCAATTGCTGCTAATTCAACAGCAACTTTTAGCCTGAAACAAGTTTTAACAACAACTAAAATTATTGCTGGATTTGCAAGTGCAGTCACTGTTTCATTTCATATTAGTGGATTGGAGATTTCATAATGAGTTCAAGTATTTATCCAGTACCTTTTTCAGGTATTCAAGAAACAAAATTAACAACAACAGGTGATACTCTTTATGCCTCTGCTGCCAATACATCTGCTAGGCTAGGTATAGGAACTGCTGGACAAGTCTTGACAGTAGCATCGGGATTGCCAAGTTGGGCTACGCCTTCAAGCGGTTCAGCTTATTCAGGAGCATCATTATCAAATAACGGCACTGTAACCGTAGCAAGCAATACGTGGACCGCCATACCTTATCCTCAAGAGGAATGGGATACAAATAGTTATCATGACACAAGCACTAATAATACAAGATTTACAATACCATCAGGGAAAGCTGGAAAATATTTATTTACTATCACTCTTGATTATGAAGGCTATAACGGATGGGCTAATTCACGCATTTCAATTTACAAAAATGGATCACAATTAAAATACGCTTCGCAGTTTGCTAACGGCACAACTGGCGGAGGTCATGGTTTCACGCTTGCTGGCATAGTAGATGCTGTAGTAGGAGATTATTACGAAACTTACGCTTGGCAGAATACAGGCGTATCACGAGCTTATTATCCAGGTGTTACAAACTCAAATTGTACCTGGGCTTACTTAGGAGCATAAGATGAATACATATAAACTACCAATACCAGAGCAATTAAACGGAGACCAATTACAGGCCGAAATTGGAGCCCTATCTGTGCGTGTCAATGGTAATGATTTAATTATTGATTCAGATAAAACAGAGGCCGAAGTTTTATCACTTGTTGCGGCGCACATCCCTGCACCTTTTGTTGAGCCAACCGTGGCAGATAAATTGGCTGCTGCTGGTTTAACTCTTGATGAATTAAAAACAGCACTAGGTTTATAAAATTCAACATTTGACTAAAAGACTTATAAAACAATTTAAATAAAAAAATGCGGGAATAAAAAGGAGAATAAATGTCTAGAGTTAGAGATCTAGCAAGTATATTAACAGCATCTTCAGTTTTGGGGACAGATGTTGAAGTAGCTACTGCTATTTCTAATCATTCCGCCGCATCTAATCCACATACTGAATATGTTCAAAAAACACTTACTACTACAACTGGCGATATTATTTATGCATCAGGTGCGAATACACCTGCTCGTTTAGGTATTGGAAGCACTGGTCAGGTATTAAATGTTGCTGGTGGTGTGCCTGCTTGGACAACACCTACTAGTGGCAGTATGACTTTACTTAGCACTACAACTTTAACTGGTGCTGCTACTATTACAATATCCAGCATTTCCCAAAGTTATACTAATCTCTATATTTTGATTACTGGTTTAACAGTTACAACGGGAACATACACATTGAAATTAAAACCTAATGCTTCTACTGCTAACAATTATACAAGTCTCAGAGGAGCAGTAGCGGAAAGTGCTAATCCTGATTATATTAGTCCAGGTTATGCAGGACACTCAGCAAGTAGCGCAGTTAATGATTATGCATTAACAATTTATAATTACACCGATGCAGCAGCCCGCAAGCCATTTCATCTTGTAGGTATTGCCAAAATGGCTTCACAAATAGAGCCTTTAGGAGTATCAAATTTTGGTGCAACAAATCTAACTGCCGCAATTTCAAGTTTTGAGTTAAACAATGACTCTGGCGGTAACTTTACTGGTGGAACAGTCAAGATTTATGGAGTGAACTAATGACAACACCACAAGTTAAAATAGTCAATGCCGAAACAGGCGAAGAAACTATGCGCAATATGAACGAGGCAGAGCTAACACAACTTGCTAAAGAAGTAGCAGAACGAGAAGCGATTGAGGCTGCCGAAGCAAAAGCAGCCACCGATAAAGCAGCACTCCTTGCCCGTCTAGGCATTACAGCAGAAGAAGCCCAACTACTTCTAGGAGGTAACTAATGGCTAAATTAATTAAAGTATGGGATGGAAGTGCTTGGCAGACTGTTGGCACCGCCTCAACTGTTGGCGCACAAGGAACTACTGGAACCCAGGGAACGCTTGGCACACAGGGTTCGACAGGCGCACAGGGCACAACTGGAGCACAAGGTACAACTGGCGCACAGGGTGCAACTGGCACACAAGGAACGCTTGGCACACAGGGTTCGACAGGCTCACAGGGAGCAGTTGGTTCTCAAGGTACAGTAGGTTCTCAAGGAACTCAGGGTACAAATGGTACACAGGGAGTTCAAGGATCTGTTGGTTCTCAAGGCACACAGGGAACTGTTGGCTCTCAGGGCACACAAGGAACGGCGGGAACACAAGGTACAACTGGAGCTACAGGCCCAGCATCTATAACATCTAGCGCTATTTCAACAGATCAAACTCTTGTATCAGGATATAGATATTTAGTTACTACAACATCTGCAAGATCTTTAACATTACCCGCATCCCCTGCAGTTGGAGATGCAATTGAAATTCTTGATGCAACAGGAACAGCAGCAACATACAATATAACAGTAATAAGTGGCGGGAAAATAAACGGTGTTACACAAGATGCAACACTAGATGTAAATGGAGTGGCAGCAATATTTGTGTATACTGGAGCTACGTATGGATGGAGAATGGGTTAATGCCAATTAAATACTCTACAGTTACTGCTTCAAGTTCTGGCGTAAATGCCACGTCTGTTACAGCCGCAACTGCAGGTACATACTATACTGCAACAAGTGCTTTTGCAGTTGGAACATATACTATAACTTGTACATCTTCAACTGTAACTAATGTACAATTTTGGACAGGAACAACATATATTGGTGCTACAACTACATCTAGTGGAACAATTAGCTATACTTTAGGAACAGCGGCAACAAGTATTAGATTTTGGACAGATACTGGTTCTAACGTAGTAATTACATTAACCCTAACTGCTGTTGCAGCATCTGCTTCTGGATTCAGCGGAACGTTAGATACAATAACAGCTTCACAAACATATAACTATACAGGGCCAGCTTTTTATGTAGTTGTTGGAGGCGGCGGAGGAGGCGGTGGAGGAAATTATGGTTCTGGTGGAGGTTCAGGAGGAGTTTCTACTGGATTTACAATATTAAATTCAGCACAAACTATTACTATTGGATCAGCTGGAAATGCTGGAACAAATACTGGAGGCAATTCTGGTAACGCAACAATTTTTGGTACAATAGCAACATCAAATGGCGGAAGCGGAGGAAACCTTTCAAATAACAATGGAGGTGGAGGCGGCGGTGGAGGATCACCAGGTGGAGGTAATGGTGGATCAGGAGGATATTCGGGAGGGCCAAGTGCATCTACAGCTTCACCCTACGCATTTGTAAAATCAGGAACTACTGGTGGCGGAGGTGGAGGTACAATGCAAGCAGCTGGCGCTGGATCAGGAATTGGTTCTGGTGGATCTGGAAATGGAGGATCTGCATCTGGTTATGGTGGCGGTGGTGCTGGTGGAACTGGAAATAATCAAACTGGTGGAAACGGTTCTCAAGGAGTAGTTTATATACTTAGGGTTCCAGGATAATGCCAATAAAATATTCAACACTTTCAGCAACTACAACAGATATAGCAAGCTGGGTTAGTCTTCCAGACGCTAATACATATAAGGTTAGCTTTGGGACCACAATTGCTTCTTCTGGTGTAACTAAACTTCTTTTTGTTGGTCCAGAATCAAACACATTTACTATTACTGTATTTAGTTCAAGCAATACTTCTATTGGAAGTGGGACAACATCTTTAGGAAGAGTAATTATTTCTTTAACTGGAGTGCCATCATTTTTTATGGTAAGCGCATCAGCAGGAACAACTCCTACAGTATTGTCTTACTTAGATGTCACTAGTGAAGTTGTATCAACAACAGGTGCAACATTATACACATTTACAAATAGTCAAACATTCAATACTGTTGGATCTGGCTATGCGGTAGCTCTTGGCGGAGGAGGAGGCGGAGGTAATGGAAGCAACTCTGGCGGTGGCGGTGGAGGCGCTGGCGTTTTTGGAAAATTAAACTCTCTTACTGCATTTAATGGTAGCGTTTCTATTGCTATTGGTACAGGAGGAATTGCAGGTAATAATGGTGGAGGAACAACATCTGTTGGAAATGTATTAAGTGCTGCAGGTGGAAATAAAGGTTCTAATTCTGGTGGCGATTATAGTAGCGGTGGTGCAGGTGGTACAGGTAGCGCTACAGGTGGTGTAGGATCAGGAGCAAATGGTGCAGGTGCTGGCGGTGTAGGAACAGTTGGAACAAATAGTGCTATTTCAAATAATATATCTACTGGTGCAGGTGGCGGTGGAGGCTCTTTAGGTTCAGGAGGCACATCAGCTGGAGGCGGCGGTGGAGGAAACTTAGGCTCTGGCGGTAGTGGCGCTAATGGTGGCAATGGTGGAACTAACGCAAATAGCGGTTCTGGTTACGGCGCAGGTGGCGGTGGTGGAGGAGGAAACTCTCCTGGTGGACCAGGAAGCGGCTCAGGCGGAATAGCTTACATATTACTATTTACATAATAAGTAGTGTTTAAAAATAAAATAAATGATACAATGATACTTTAGGAGGTATTAAAATGGCTGAAACAAATTATGCGTTTATTAAAGACGGCAATGTAACAAATGTTGCAGTATTTGATGAACCAACAGAAGAGCTATTAAATCAATTCAAAACAGAATTTGGTTTAGATCACATTATACTTGCAACAGAAAAAACAGCAATTGGTGGAACTTGGGACGGAACAAGATTTATTCTTCCTAAGCCGTTCCCTTCTTGGATTTTAAATGAAGCAGGAGATTGGGAAGCACCTATTGCTATGCCAGTCACAGAAGGTAAATTCTATACATGGAATGAAGAAACAGTTTCATGGGATGAATTTGATTTTCCAGAGCCAATAGAATAAAATAAATTAAATGCTGTCTCTCATATATGCTAGACATTCTAGTATATAAAATGCTATTATAGTAGTATTGAATAACTCTACTTTAAGGATATAAAATGGCAGATATAATTTTTACAAATATGATGGGGATTGAAGAAATATTTCCTCCAGAACCCGCTTTTAAAAATATACCAGATTGGTATAAAGATATAGAATCTTATATTGGCGGAGAAAAAAAACCAACTGGGGATGGAAATACAACAGGAACAATTAAGCGTTGTATGCCAGTATTTGATGTAATGAATGCAGGATATATCATTAAAACTCCAGCAGATGTATATGTGTCACAAAAAGAAACATTTGATGAAAACGGTGATTCGATGGGTAAGAGACCATGGTATGAGTGGGCAAATTTTGGGCTGATTCAATTTCACCCAGTAGAGCAAGCACCAAATCATCCAAATAGAAATGGTCACCAAGAGTCATATCCTAAATGGATTAATCCATGGGCAATTAAGACTCCACCAGGATATTCAGTTTTATTTGTACAACCATTTCATAGACCATCAGATTTTAATATTTTGCCAGGGATTGTAGATACAGATACATATTCTGCCCCCGTAAATTTCCCGTTCGTTCTTAACGATATTAATTTCGAAGGAATTATTCCAGCTGGAACAGCAGTAGCTCAAGTTATTCCTTTCCAAAGAGAAGACTGGCAAATGGCTATTGGCAAGAATGAAAACGTGATAGAGTCAAATAAAGTTACAACAAAGCTTAGAACACGCTTCTTTGACTCATATAAAACCCAATATAGACAGACAAAAGAATACCGTTAAAACAATTCTGGTATAATTATCCTATATCAATAAGGGGATAGTGAACCAAATTGGCAAACAAAGATTTTAAGGTTAAAAATAAGCTGCAGGTAGCAGGTATTACTTCTGCTGGCCCCCTTGTTTCCGACGCTTCTGGAAATGTAGACTCAACTTCTTCAATTGCAACACAATTTGGCGGGACAGGAACAACAACATCTCCCAACTCTGGAGAATTTTTATATTCATCTGCTGGAACTACATATGCTGCAACTTCATTATCAACCACCGTCCCTCTTTGGTCGGCAGTATCAGTAAGCTCAAATATAACACTTTCTAAATGGAATAATTATATGGTTGACACATCTGCTGTAAGAACATTGACTCTTCCAGCATCACCATCATCTGGAGATGAAATTCATATTTTTGATGTAACTGGAACAGCAGCAACAAATAAAATTACAGTAAGTTCAAATTCAAATAAAATAAATGGATCAGTTCAAGATTTAGACATAGATGCAAATAATGCAGCAGTTGTATTAATTTATACTGGATCAACTTATGGATGGAGAGTATCATAATGGCATTAAGTTATACAAGCATATCTGGAGGCGGATCAAGTACGACAAGCGCAACATCTTTTCAAATTACCACTGGTTCATCTGGATATAAAAAAGCAACCATTGCAACAACATTTCCAGCAGGATCTTATAATATAGCATCTTCAACATCTGATACTACAATGGATATTTATTTAATTGCAGCAGATGGCACAAATGCTGGCTCAGTTAATACAGTATCTTCTCCAGCAAGTATCACTGCAACTAAGGCATTTAATACAGTTGTTATATATGGAGCTACAAATAACGATACATTAACGTTTACTCTTAGCTATATTTCTGCATTATCCGCAGCAAGCACAACAGATTTTGGGGCTGCACCAACAATAACATCTTTATCTGCATCAGCAATGCCTACTGCAGGAAATACAACAACAGTTACTGGAACAAATTTTGCAACAGATGTTGTTGCAACATTTACTGGAACAGATAGCGTAGATCGTACTGGAAGCGTTTCAAGGTCTTCTTCAACATCAATAACAGTTACAAGACCAGCAACCCTACCAGAGTTATATGCACCTTATACTTTTATGGTATCAAATCCTGGCGTTTCATCTCCAACCACTACAAATGTTCATAAATTAACTAGTTATATTACTACAAAGCCGTCTGTTCCAACTATTGGTACAGCAACAGCAACAGGAAACTCTTCTGCCACTGTTACATTTACTGCACCTGTAAATAATGGTGGTTCAACAATTACAACTTATACAGCAACATCTTCTCCAGGAAATATTACTGCTACAGTAAGTCAAGCAGGTAGCGGAACAATAACATTTACTACATTATCTCCTGGAACAGCCTATACGTTTACAGTAACCGCAACAAATGCTAATGGAGTCTCTGCTGCAACTAGCGCATCTAACTCTATTACAACAACAAGTGTTTATACTTTAGCGTCTACAATAAATACAAGTGGGTCTTACACGATTCCATCAGGAACAACCAAAATAGCTGCTTGGTTATTTGGAGCTGGCGGAGATGGTAGTGCAGGTGGAGGTGGAGGCTCTGGAGGTTCTTTGGTTGGATTTAAAGATTATTCAGTTACAGGTGGGCAGGTTTATAATATAGCAGTTGGTGCTGCTTCTGGTGGAACAACTACACTTACTTCTCCAAACTCAGTGCTTTTAGTTTCCGCAGGAGGCGCAGCTGGAGCCGCTAATTCAAATATTGCTGGTGCAGTTACGCAAACTGGAGCAGGAGGCGGAGGAACTAGTGGTTATGCAGGTGGACCTGGAGGAATTATTGCTAATAGTTTAACATTATCAAATGCACAAATAACAGATTGGAGTGCATCTGGCGGTGGAGGCGGCGGAGGTACAGGACAAACTGGTTATAATAACGGAGGCAACGGCGGAGACGCTGGAACACCAAGAGGTGGCGCTGGTGGACGTGGCGGAGGATATGCATTCGTTGGAGCAGCTGGTCAAAGTGGTGGAGCTGGAGAGGCACCTGGAGGCGGCGGAGGCGGCGGAGGAAATAAAGTTCCAGGTTCTGGTGGAGCAACTGGTAATGGTGGCGCTGGTGGCGCTGGTAGAGTAATTATTTATACATTCTAAAGGAGAAAAAAATGGCAGATAAAGATTTTAAAGTAAAGTCAGGTCTTGATCTTGGTACCCCCCTTCCTTTAACAGAGGGCGGAACAGGACAAACATCTGCCGATAATGCTTTAAATGCTTTACTACCATTACAAACATCTTCTGCTAATAAAGTTTTACAAACTAACGGAACAACAACATCTTGGGTTACATTACCAAATGGATATTCAAAAGGTAATACTGCAAGTAGACCAGGATCACCGTCTTTGGGTGACATTTATTCAAATACTGAAACTGGATATATTGAAGTTTACACATCAGCAGGTTGGTCACAACTTGGAGTTATTCCTTTATCTGCAACAATTGGAACATCTACAGATGTTGGAACAAATCGTGCATACAATAATGGCGCAGTAAGTGTTACATTTACACCAAATGCTGGTGGAGGCCTTGCATCAAGTTATACAGCAACATCAACATCTGGAGGATATTCTGCATCAGGGTCATCTTCACCAATTGTTGTTACAGATATTCCAGTTGGTACATCAACTACATTTACAGTTACAGCAACAAATGGTTATGGTAACGCATTGGCATCTTCTGCATCAAACTCAGCAACAACAACAACCTTGCCTCAAGCACCAACAATTGGAACAGCTACAGCAACAACAGGTATTGCTTATGGTTCAACGCCAACAGCTTCTTTAACATTTACAGCAGGAGCAACTGGTGGCAAGACGATTTCCAATTATAAGTATTCAACAGATGGTACAACCTACACAGCTTTTTCTCCATCACAGACTACAAGCCCTTTAACAGTATCAGGACTAGCTTCTGGTACTTTGTATAACTTTAGATTAAAATCTGTAAATGCTAATGGTGATTCATTAGCAACATCTGTATCAAATTCAGTTACAGCAGCAACTGTTCCTCAAGCACCTACAATTGGAACTGCTACAGTGACAAACGCAACAACTATTTCTATACCATTTACTGCAGGAAATAACGGTGGATCTTCTATTACAAGTTATACTGTAACAAGTAGCCCTTCTATTTCTTTGTCTACTTCTAGTACTTCTTCTCCATTATCAGTAACTGGTGCTTTTGCAGCAAATACATCTTATAGCTTTACAATAGTTGCAAATAATGCTTATGGCGCATCAACAGCTTCGGTAGCCTCTAACTCAATTACCCCAATTCTTGCTTATGCGCTATCACAGACATTCAATGCTTCTGGTAACTACACCGTACCTGCTGGTAAAACATCAATGGCAATTGTAGGCATTGGTGCAGGAGGCGGAGGTGGCACTGGCGGTGCAGAAGAAACCGATATTTCCGCTGGCGGAGGTGGCGGTAGTGGTGGAGTAGTTATTTTACGAGAAATTACCGTAACTCCTGGAAATATCTATTCTATAACTATTGGTAGCCAAGGAAACGGTGGTTCAGGTAACACTGGCGGTAACACTGGTGGAAATACTACTTTTGGAAATATCCTTACTTTGAATGGGGCAAGTGGTGGTGCGGCTTCTAGCGGCGGTCGACTTGGTGGTTCTGGAGGAAATGTAAGTTTTAACACTGGAACCGCAGATGTGTCTTCTTCTGGTAAGTCTGGTGGTACTGGCAGTTATGGATATAGCGATGGTGGTAGTGGAACTGCACAATTAACTATAAATTCAAACGATGCAAACATATCTTCTTATTTACAGGGAGGTTCTGGTGGCGGCGGTGGTGGCGGTTTTGGTGGTTCTTTTAATACTGTTGCTCCAGGACCTGCTGGTAGTCCCTTTCAAAAAAGCGGCGGAATTGGAGGAACCCCTGATGGTGGAGCAGGAGGAGTCGGTGGCAGTATGAACTCTCAAAATACTATGGGTCCTGCAGGCAATGGTTCTTCTGCAAATGTATATGGCGGCGGCGGTGGTGGTGGCGGTGGTGTAACCTACAATAATAACGTCTCATTTGGTAATTCCACTAGAACTAATGGTGGTGCAGGCAGTGGTGCTCAGATTCTAGTTTATGTTAAATAAGCATTTACAATAATTGTTTAAAATAGTAGAATAGGTACTATGAATCTAGTACAAAAATCAATATCTAATGGGGGAAAATTAGTTCCTCTTATTATTCCCGCCGAAGAAACGGGCGGGACAGGATTAATGAATCCCTCTATCTTTATAGATGATGATGGAGATATTCTATGTATATTAAGACACATAAACTATACTTTATATCACTCTGAAAATGATCAAAGATTTCCTAGCGTATGGGGACCATTAGCATATTTACATCCAGAAGAAGATCAAAGACTAATAACTGCAAACTACCTTTGCCGACTTGATAAAGATTTAAATATAATTAACTGGACATTAATTGACACTACTAAATTAGATGTTGCCCCAATATGGACATTTGTTGGATTAGAAGATGCCAGACTTGTTAAATGGGATGGCAAATATTATGCAACAGGAGTTCGCAGAGATACAACAACTAACGGAGTTGGTCGTATGGAATTATCAGAATTAAAAATTGATAAAGACAATTGGACGGCAAAAGAAATATCTCGTATTAGAATTCCAGCACCAATAGATGAAACATCCTATTGTGAAAAAAACTGGATGCCAATTTTAGATAGAGAATTTCAATATATTAAATGGACATCACCTACAGAGGTAGTTAAAGCTGATCCCAAAGAAGCCAAATGTGAGCAAGTGTCTCACGAAGAAGTAAATGCTATTAATTTTGATCAGCGTGGTGGATCCCAAGTTATTAAATGGAAAGATAAATACATCGCTATTACACATGAAGTTGTTTTATATAAAAATTATATGAAGCAGAAAAATGCTACATACAGACATAGATTATGTGTATGGGATGACAAATTTGTGCTTAAAGGAATTTCTCCAGAATGTTGGTCATTTTTAGATGGACAAATAGAATTCTGTGCTGGGGCAGCACAATTACAAGAAGACCTCCTCATCACATTTGGGTATGTAGATAATGCAGCTTTTGTTCTAAGGGTTCCAGGAGATGTAATAGATAGTATGATTGCAGAGGCTATAAATGTTTGAGGTTATAAATGAATTAGTTGAAAAACTAAGCAAAGACCCTTTTGACCCAAAGCTTTGTTTTAGCATTGCTACAGAGTATGAACTTGTAGGACAAACAGCTGCTGCTATTTCATTTTATTTAAGGGCGGCAGAATATGGTTACTATTCACATCCAGAGTATGTATATGCATCATTATTAAAGTCAGCAAATTGTTTTGAAAATCAAAAAAATAGACAGGCTACAGTAGAAAATCTTTTCTTAAAAGCCGTTGCATATCAACCAGGAAGACCAGAAGCATGGTTTTTACTTTCTCGTTATAGTGAACGAAATAAGAATTGGCAACAAGCATATACCTATGCAGAAGTTGGTCTTTATAAATTATCAGGAAACCATGCACCACTTCCAGTAGGTGTTGATTACCCAGGAGATTTTTGTTTAACATTTCAAAAAGCTGTATGTGCTTGGTGGGTAGGAAGACAAGATGAAAGCCAAGAATTGTTTACTAAACTTTCTAAGATAGCAATGCCTAAAATGTATTCTTCATCAGTTAAAACAAACTTAGATTTTATGGGGATTGGTAAAGATATCATTGAGTCAGATTACGATAAATATCTCAATGATGGTTTTACTAAAGTTCCTGGATGGGTTGTAAGAACACTTCCAGAATTTATGAAAATACTTAATGTTGATTGGAATAAAGAAGGAGGGGTAGCAGAAATTGGAGTTTATATGGGTCGCTTCTTCCTTCTTCTTAGAAATATGATTGATACCGAAGAAAATTCATATGCTATAGATATCTTTGAAGATCAACATCTCAATAGTGATAGTAATGGTGGGCAAGGTTCTACTGATATATTTAAAGAAAATTTAAAGAACTACGATAATTTTAAAGGAAAGAAAGTTAATATAATTAAAGGAGATTCAACTTCAGGCAAAACACAGTCAGAAATTTCTTCTTTAATAAAGCCAGGATCTATTAGATATTTTTCTATAGATGGCGGACACACAAAGACACATACTCTTAATGACCTAAAGTTGGCAGAAAAATATGTTAGCGATACAGGCATAGTAATTTTAGATGATATTACCCACCCCCACTGGCTTGGGGTAATGGACGGTCTTGTAGAATATCTACGAACATTTCCTACTTTGGTGCCATTTGCTATAGGTCATAATAAGCTGTTCCTTTGTAAATACCCTTATCATGAGAAGTACTTAAAGGTTGTAGAAGATAGTGAATTTGGAATTGAACTTATTACTTTTATGGGGCATCGTCTATGGGTCTCAGAAAAGGTCTATATTCAGTAAGTTTTATAGGTGATTGTCATAACATTTAAGGTGGTATAATTTTAAAATGGGCTCAACATCAAAGGGTTTTAGTTTTCCCGCTTATTCAGATCCGCCAGATATTCCTGCGGACATTCAACTACTTGCACAAAATGTAGACACATATTTAACAGCAAACCCTGGACCTCAAGGAACTACTGGAACACAAGGTGTACAAGGCGTTCAGGGAACACGGGGTTTACAAGGTACAACTGGAACACAAGGTGCAGTAGGTTCTCAGGGAACTACTGGTTCTCAAGGAACAACTGGAGCACAAGGTACACAAGGTACGACTGGAACACAAGGTACACAGGGCCTTCAGGGTACAACTGGTTCACAAGGTACAACAGGTACACAAGGCACAACTGGTACACAAGGTACAACAGGTACACAAGGTACAACGGGCGTACAAGGAATTGCTGGAACTGGAGTAAGTATCCTTGGAACGTATGCAAATTTAGGTGCATTACAAACAGCGCATCCAACAGGAACACTTGGAGATGCTTATACAATTTCTGGTAACTTATATGTTTGGACTGGAGCAGAATGGACAAATGTTGGTCCAATTCAAGGTTCACAAGGTACAACTGGTTCACAAGGAACTACTGGTGCACAAGGAACTACTGGTACAACTGGTACACAAGGTGCAACTGGAACACAGGGTGCAACAGGCACACAGGGTACAAACGGAACAACTGGAGCACAAGGAACTACTGGTGCACAAGGAACTACTGGTACAACTGGTACACAAGGTGCAACTGGAACACAGGGTACAACTGGCACAACTGGAACACAAGGTACAACAGGTGCTCAAGGTACAACTGGTTCACAAGGCTCAACTGGAACACAGGGTACTACTGGAACCCAAGGCACAACGGGAACCCAAGGTACAATACAAACAAACTCAGCAGTAATTGGATTAATTGAAACAGCAAATGTAGTTGCAGCAGCAACATCATCTACAATAAATATGGATGTTACTACCTCAAGCGTTTGGTATTATACAACAGGCTCAACAAGTGCATTTACTTTAAATGTTAGAGGAAACTCAGGAACAACTCTTAATTCTTTATTATCTACTGGACAATCAATTACCGTTGCATTTTTAAATACAACTGGAGCATCAACAGCATCCTATCCATCAACATTTCAAATTGATGGATCTACTCAAGGTAGCATAAAGTGGTTAAATGGAACGGCACCAACAGTTGGCAATGCCTCATCAATAGATTCTTATATTTACACAATACTTAAAACAGCATCTGCAACATATACTGTATTCGGATCACAAACTAAATACGCATAGGGGGCGGAAAATAAATGCCATTATTCCAATCGCTAGCTAATTTATCCGCAAGAGGTTTAGTAAAGGTGGGAGCAAGTAAACCATTAGCTCCATCAATTACTTCTGTATCAACAATAAATTCTACTTCAATAACTTTAAATTACACATTAGGTAATGCTAATGGATCACCAATAACAACAATTGCAATTACTTCATCACCTTCAATAGATCTTACTTATACAAATACAGATTTAGATGGATCTCTAACAGTTACTGGTACTTTTGTAGCAAATCAGGCATATACATTTACAATGACTTCAACAAATGCATTTGGCACAAGTGATTCAAGCTCTTCATCAAGCTCATTAACTCCGCTTCTTGCAGCTACAGTAACTGGTGGAACATTATCTTCAGATGCAACATATTACTATAGAACATTTACAAGCAGTAGCAACTTTGTTGTCTCATCTGTTGCTGTAGATATTGAATATTTAGTTATAGCAGCTGGAGGTAGTGGTGGTTCAGGATTTGGTGGAGGAGGTGGCGCTGGAGGTGTAGCAACAGGATCACAGTCTTCAGTTCTTGGAACATTAGTAGTTACTGTTGGAACTGGAGCGCTTTCTTCTAATGATCAAGGGCAAAATGGCGGATCATCTTCTCTAGGTAATAATGTTAATACAACTGGTGGAGGTGGAGGAGGAAGTCCAACAACAACACCATCCGAAAGAGGAAAAGCAGGTGGATCAGGCGGTGGTGGAGGAGCTAGTAGCAATTCTGGTTACAGTAGTGGTGGTTCTGGTACTTCACCTCAAGGTAAAGGTGGAGGAAGAGGATATAGAGACTCATCCGCTCCAGTTAATGGGGGTATTGGATCTGGAGGCGGAGGCGGATACTCTAACGTAGGCCAGGACGGACCAGCTGGAGGATTCCTTGGTTGGGGAGGAAATGGAATATCTTCATACTCTGCTTGGGCAACAGCAACATCTACTGGCGTAGACGGATGGTATGCTGGCGGAGGATCAGGTTCTGGAGGATATATGTCAGGGATTGCATATAATGCCTCAGGAGGTTATGGGGGCGGAGGAAATACTACCTACAACGCTGGACTTTCTAATGGTGGAGCAAATGGCACTGGTTCTGGAGGAGCAGGTGTAGCATTTTATGGAAACCCTTCTGGTGCAGGCGGTAACGGTATAGTAATTGTTAGATATCTTAAATCTGCGGTAGGTGGATAATGTCATATAAATCAATTATTCTTTCAGATTACCCTATTGGATATTATCCATTAGATGATTTAACAACAGTTGATGTTGCAAACTATACAGCTCTTGAAAACTCATATGCAACATATCAAGCAATTTTAGATGACACTCTTATAACTTCTTACGCAAGTATTTATGGAGATACCGCATATGATCATTCTGGATGTGAAAATGATGCATTATATGCGGGGGACCCAGTAACAGAAATTACTCCAATAACAATTGGTAATTCAAGAGCAACAAAAATAGGTAGTGAAAACTCTATTCAATATTCATTTTTAAATGATTATACAGCTTCTGCAACTTCCAGCCAGTTTGCAACAATATATTCTTCAGATAATGACTTTACACTTGAAGTCTGGATACATCCAGTCTTTACTACAAATGGATTAACAAGCATTTTGGCAGATGCAGATGAAGCTATTGGCATATTTTATGATAATGAAAACATTGTTTTTAAAGTACAGGCCGAATATGTAGAACATACCTTGCCCTATGCAGATAAGGTTATTCATATTGTAGGCATATATAGCCCCACACTACTATCTCTTTACATAGATGGGGTTTTAGTAAATACATCTACAATTTCTAATTTTCAGTTTAGCAACACCGCCCTTGAATTATCAAGTGGACCAACAACAGATGCAGCAGACTCCTTCCTTATAAACAGCGTTGCTGTATACAGATATAGTCTATCTCAATCTCAGATTCAAAATCATTATAATCAAAATGTAGGCCCTGCCCCAATTCAAATTGTAGATCCAGACAACGGTGAGCTATTTGAGTTATATGACGAAAATATTTCAACACAATTTATTTATTCATACCCTGGAAACAAATCATGGGATTACTTTATTACTGATGATTTATATTATAGTGATGCAGAACAATCCCTGTCTATTAAAAAATCAACTGGTTCTAAAACAGTTGTATTGACAGATTATATTTCTTTGCCTTATGCCGCAGTTTTAGATTCTTCAAAAATTGAGTGGGACGGAACAAGTGGAATAACAGTAGAAGTTTCAGTAGATGGTACAACATATCAAACATGCCAAAACGGACAGAAAATTCCACAATTTACAATTGCAAGTTTTAATGGCAATAAGCAAATTTATTTAAAGATAACTTTAGCAACACCAGATAGTAATAAGTATTTGCCTAAGATATCTACCCTTCAAATTAAATTTTATAATAATCAAATTGCATATGCTTCAAATAGCTCTAGCTATATTTCTACATTAGAGGGACTTGCTGGAGTCTCAGTATATGATATAACAATTGGAAATAACAAGCATCCAATTCTTTCAAGAAATGCCAGAAATGGAATAAGAACTATTCAGGGTTCTGGCTTTTACATTAACACAACATCTTCAATTAAGACATTAGAATTTTTCTATACCCCGTATGCATTGACAGTTAGTGGATTGATATCAACAACATCTAGTGGATCATATGCTGCCTCAAATTATTCATGGAACGGTAGTGGAACAATAAGCAAAACTAATATATCTGCAATATATGTAAATGATGTAAACAAGACAGCAGAAACAAATGTCTCAAATATATTTAAATTAGGACAAATGCACCATGTCGTAATTGTTTTTACTGCCGCAGTAAGCGTAAAAATAAAATTTGCACATTCTTCCTCTGGTTCAGTTCCAGGCTTATTCCAGAACCTGGCTATATACCCAGACCAATTTACAGCATCAAAAGCATCTGAGCATTACCATCTATACATATATGGATCAACTTCTACAGTGGTAGATGACAATTCTCCGTCCATCACCCTGACAGAAAACTCTGTAGACTACTATGATAATGACTGGCTGGTAATACAAAACTCATAATTTTGTCACATAGCATGACAAAAAGCTGGACTTTGATACCAAAGAATGGTAAAATAAAATACTATGGAGATTAAAAAGGTCAGTCAGACAGTAATTGAGGAAACCACCCTTGGAATCTATGTGTGGGAAATGCCAGACGGAAGATGGATTGGCGATGATGAGGGTAATTACTTATCAATAGCATCACATAAAGGCAATAAGGCAAACATTGCGGCTTTAGCAGCAGAGGTTTCTTCTTTTGGAATTGATGTTGGGCAGCCTAAATTTTTATCCAATAGACGTAAGATTGATGATGAACAGTTTGAATACCAGAAGGCAAGACTTGATCAGGGTTTAATTCCAGACCCGTTTGATATTGGAAATTATAAAGATGAGCTAGCGGCTTATAATAAAAAGAATGCAGTAATAGGTGGACCAGGGAGATAATTATGGAGTTTATTCAAGATAACGATTCGGAGTCAACAGATAGAATTCAAATTTCTTCTGCCTCAGATTTATTTCAATTAAAGAAAGAAAAAGATCACTCAGATCCGTTCATGATTGAAGAAGATGATTTAAGAAAGATCTCTGGATTGAGTTCTACTTTCCGCCGCAAAATGGGAAGAGAATTCTCCAAAGCATTTGCAGGTAGAGAAGGTACAGGAACACAACAGAACTTATTGCAGCAGGCGGTAACTGGATATGCAATGTTTGACCTTGTTGAGCCACCATATAACCAAGAATACCTTTCAAGAATTTATGAAATTTCAACTTATAACTATGCAGCAATTAATGCTAAGGTAGCAAACATTGTTGGCTTAGGTTATGATTTTACAGAGACAAGAAAAACTAATGATGCATTTGATTCTATTACAGATGATAAGCAATTAGAAAGAGCACGTAGAAAGCTTAATAAGTTAAAGCAAGATCTACAAATTTGGCTTGACTCTACAAATGATGAAGATACTTTTAGCCAAACCCTTATTAAAGTTTATACCGATTTAGAAGCAACAGGTAATGGCTACCTTGAAATTAGCCGAACAACTGCAGGCAATATTGGATACATTGGACATATTCCCTCAAAGACAATGCGTGTTCGCCGTTTACGTGACGGGTTTATTCAATTGCTTTATGGCAAGGCTGTATTTTTTAGAAACTTTGGAGATGTAGATACTGAGAGCCCAATTGCAGGCGGAGAAGATAGACCAAACGAAGTTATTCATTTAAAGAAATATACCCCTACAAATAACTATTATGGAATCCCAGACATTATTGCAGCACAAAATGCATTGGCTGGAAATGAATTTGCAGGTAAATATAACCTAGACTACTTTGAAAATAAAGCGGTCCCAAGATATATTATTACTGTAAAGGGAGCAAAGCTTTCACCAGAATCAGAAAGAAAATTGCTTGAATTCTTCCAGGTAGGCTTAAGAGGAAAGAATCATAGATCTCTTTATATACCGCTTCCAGCAGATAGCCCAGATCAAAAGGTTGAATTTAAGATGGAGCCAATTGAGGCTGGCACACAAGAATCTTCATTTAATCTTTATCGCAAGGCAAATAGAGATGAAATTCTTTTAGCTCACCGTGTGCCAATTAATAAAATTGGAACTCCAGAAGGTGTAAATTTAGCGGTGGCAAGAGATGCCGATAAGACATTTAAAGAGCAAGTTTGTCGTCCAGCACAGATGACATTAGAAAAGAAAATAAATAAAATTATTGAAGAAAAAACAGATGCTCTTTTCCTTAAATTCAATGAATTAACTCTTACTGATGAGGATACTCAATCTAAGATTGATGAAAGATATTTAAGAATGCAAGTAATTACTCCCAATGAAGTTCGCATTAGAAAGGGCATGATTCCTTTGGACGGCGGAGACGATATGGTTCAATTAAAGCCACAGCAACAGGCTGAAATTAGAACTCAAACAAATAATACTCGTCTCAGAGATCAACAAAGACAGGCTAATTCACCAGACATTTCAGGTGAAGGAAGAAATGCTCAGGGAGACGGCAGACAGGTTGAATAAGTTTACTCAACCACTATTTGCCTTTTTATCTACAAATAGATAAAATTAAGCATATGAACATTGAAAAATCTAACTGGTCTTCAAATGGAAATAACCTCCATCTTGCAGTTCCGTTCACAAAAGTAAATCGTGAGAAGAGAACTGTTTCAGGATTTGCAACATTAGATAACATTGATCAAACTGGAGATGTTGTTACATCAGAAGCTAGCCTGAAGGCATTTGAAAGATTCCGTGGTAATCTCCGTGAGATGCATCAGCCAGTCGCAGTAGGTAAAGTTGTTTCTTTTAAACCAGAAACTTTCTATGACCCAATGTCAAAGTCTTTTTATAACGGTGTATATGTTACATCATATATTTCAAAAGGCGCACAAGATACATGGGAAAAAGTTTTAGATGGCACCCTAACAGGATTTTCAATCGGCGGAAAAATTTTAGAGTCAGACAATGAAGTTAATAAATCAAATGGCGAGACAGTTCGTTTCATTAAGGATTATGAATTAGTTGAACTTTCAATTGTAGATTCACCAGCAAATGAATTATGCAACATCTTATCAGTTGAGAAGATGAATGGACAAATGGTATTTAAAGGTATGGCGGCAGATATAGTTACAGAAAATATTTTCTATTGTGAAGATAGCAATTCTGTTTTTGTATCAACAGACAAGACACTAGATTCACCAATTTCTGGTAAGCCAGCAACTTTAATAGGTTGGGTAGAATCATCAGATGTAAACAAGTCAAAAGAAATAGATAGAATTCTTGATTTATATAAGTCAAGATCCACGTTGCCTGAAACACAAACAATTGCAAAACAGGCAAACGCAGAAGGAGGTAATGAAGTGTCCGAAAATACAGAAAACACTACAGTCGAAGAGACTGTTATTGAAGAAGCACCTGTTGTTGAAGAAACACCAGCTGCTGAAGAAGCTCCTGCAGAAGATGCAGTAGCAGACGCTTCTGCTGAAACTCTGGAAAAAGCAGCCGACGTATCAGAAGTTGAGGTTGATGAACCTGATTTTGCAAAGATGTTGGGCGATCTTAAAGGCTTTTTCTCAGAAACTCTAAGCAAGGCTACAGATGCAAATGCAGCGCAGGTTAAGACTGTTACAGAAACAGTTGAAACTTTCAGCAAGAGCATTGATGGCCGAATCACAGAGTTAGCAGAACAACACGCAGTCCTTTCAAAGGCTGTTGAAGATATCAGAAACACGATTGATGGCGTACAAAAGCGTGTCGATGCAGTAGAAGGTGAGACTGCAATTAAGAAGTCCTCAGACCTTGGCGGGTCTCAGGAAGTAAGTACAATAAAGAAATCAAAATGGAACGGTTCTTTCCTCGGTTCCGTAAACGAATTAATTAGATAAACAAAGGTAGGTGAAAATATATGAGCAATGAATTATTAGAAAAGTCAGTAGCATCTAACACACACGTTACAGCTAACATGACAGGTTCCGCAGTAGCTACTAGCGGAGTACACATCGGCTCTGAGGGTGAAGGTGGACTCCTTAACCCAGAGCAGTCGGCTCGCTTCCTTGACTATATGTTCGACGCAACCGTAATTGGTAAAGTCGCCCGTACAGTAAGAATGAAAGCAGATACAACAGAAATTGATCGCATGTCAGTAGGAGAAAAGCTTATGGTTCTAGCAACCGAAGCTGATACAACTGGTGGCAACTCAGCAGTCTCTTTCTCAAAGATTTCTTTGACAACAAAGAAGCTTCGTTTGGATTGGGAACTTTCAACAGAGTCTCTAGAAGACAACATTGAAGGTCCAGATCTAGAAGATCATATTGCCAGAATGATGGCAACACAAGCAGGAAACGACATTGAAGATGTTCTACTAAACGGTAACACATCTCTATCAGGTGATAACCTATACAAGGCATTTGATGGTGTTGTAAAGAAGGCTAAGGCATACGGTCACGTTGTTGACAACGGTGGAGCAGCAATTACTCGTGCATCATTTAACAATGCACTAAAGAATCTCCCACGTAAGTACAAGCAGCGCCGTGCTGATCTTCGCTTCTTAGTTGGATCAAACTTGATCCAAGATTTCCTATATGCAAACAGCATTGGTACTAACCAGACAATTCCACAGGATATTGCTTCAAGCATCATTCGTGGAGATGTACAGCCAGTCTCAGGACCAGCAGGTTACGTAGCACCTTATGCATTTGGTATTCCAATTGTTGAAGTTCCACTTCTTAACGAAGCACAAGACGGAGACTACACACTAGAAACAGGTAACCACGGAGATATTCACTTGACATTCCCTAACAACATTGTTGTTGGAATCAAGCGTGATGTAACTGTTTACCGTTTCTTCTGGCCACGTAAGGACTCAATTGAGTACACAATGTATACTCGTGTTGGCGTCCAGATCGAACAAGCAGATGCTTGGGTTGTTGTGAAGAACGTAAAGGTCGCTTCATAATTTAGGATTAAATCCGCAAGAGAGGCCCCCAATTAATTTTGGGGGCTTTTCATTTTAATTTACTAATGCTATAATTAATTGACCTAGAAAAAGGAGAATATAAGATGTCATTTGACACCCTAAAGGTAGCAGAACTAAAGAAAATTGCAGAGGACTTTGCAGTTGAAACAACTAGCCTAAAAAACAAAAACGATATTATTGCAGCCCTATCAGAAGAAGGCGTAACTTGGGCAGTATACGAACAAACAATTAAGAAGATTGAAGAAGAGGCGGAAGAAATAGAAATTCTTCCTAGATTTGATAAGAATCAAAAACTTACAGAAGATATGGTTCTTGTTAGAATGACTAGAGCAAACTTCCGTTATGATATTATGGGACAAACATTCACCAAAGAGCACCCATTTGTAGCAATGTCTTCAGACAAAGCACAAGCGATCTTTGATAAAGAGGAGGGTTTTAGACCAGCTACACCAAAGGAAGCACAAGACTTCTATAGCTAATCTAGAACGTAAATAATGGCAGAGATATACAAAGATCAAACATCACCAATTAAGACTAAAATTTTTTGGGCAGGTGAAATTGTTGATGCCGATGGAAGCGTAGTTGCAACTTTATATGATATTACAGAAGATGCAACAATCAATCCAACTGTTTCACCAGGAACAGTGCAAACAACAATAACTGCCACAAAACTAGAGTCAGATGCTGGAACGTATCAAATTATTCTGCCAATATCATTTTGCCGCAGAAATAGAAAGTTTAAAATTGTTTGGACGTATACTGTTTCTGGTTCTGCTGGTTCACATACCACATATACAGATGTTGTAACTCCATATGCAAACCTAGCTGAAGTAATTGAAGATTTAAATATAGGTACAGATGTTAGTGATCCAAACTATAAAACATATCATGAATTACAGATGGCAGAAAAATATGCCCGTAAATTGATTGAATCATTTACTGCACAATTCTTCTATCTATACGATGATACTCAAATTATTTATGGACATGGATCCGATATTCTTCCTCTTCCATTTAGAATATATGAAATACATGAAGTGTATGAGAATGATGTTCTTTTAGTAGATAATATTAATAATGTTAGCAACTGGGTATATGATCCAGTCATATCTGAATCTAATTTTGGCATTAGAGTAAATAGACAAGACCTGATGGACAATGTAACTTACACAGCTAATGGTTTAATCCCACCGTCAATTAATGATAGAGGATTTGCAGGAGCATTTAAAAAAGATTTTAGATATTCTGTTGCTGGACGATTTGGATGGTCATCGGTACCAGACAACGTAGAAGAAGCATGCATTATTTTAATTCAGCAGTTTTTTGAAAAAGATACTGCTTGGAGAAACAAGTATGTAAAGAGTATCAGTACATTTGACTGGAAATTTGACTACATGGAAGATGCACACAGAGGAACTGGAAATCTTTACGCAGATCAGCTATTAACACCGTATGTAATTAATGGAATGGTAGCATTCTAAAATGGATATTGCAACATCAGTATTGCCAATGCTGCTGGATGTTTACGTCCAAGCAGACACACAAGATCCAGATACTGGCGCTATGATAAAAGAATTTCAATATAGAACTACATTAAATTGTAGTGCTAAGGGAATAATCAGCAACTCTGCAACATCAAGAGGCGGGGATAGACAGGTTATGACTAATAAGTATACTAATGAACAAATGATACAAATTAGAACTGTAGAAAAGTTAAATATCAGACATAAGATTACAGCAATTAGAGACAAGAACAATAACTATATCTGGAAAGAATTAAACTATCCTTCCGAGTCCCCAACCGTATTTGAGGTTATTGGTGTCACGCCGATACTTGATCCATTTGGAACAGTTATTGGACATAGCACAACAGCTAAAAGATCGGAGAACCAAGTAATTGGAATCTAGTGCAGCATTAGTATCTGTAGCCAGCGGATTAGAATCACTAATGACTGGATTAAACACCTCTATACTAAAAGACTCAACTGTTGCTCAAATTTCTGCTACTGTATATTATCAAGCCCAAGTTATGGCAAAACTAACTTCTAATAAAAACTTTCAAACTAAATTTAATACAATGATATATAATCAAATTAATGAAGACTTTGGCGCATATATAGATGCTAAGGCAAGAACAGCTCCAGTTGCATTTCACCATGTTTATGAATGGAAGAAGACTGGAAATCCAGAATCAAGATTATTTCAAATAAAAAAGTTATCACAGGATGGACTATCATTTAAAATAGGATATGATTTTAAATTATCTAAATCATTAGTTCCAACAGGCAAAGGCAAGCATAGACATGTGTTTGCAAATAAAGCTGCAGTAATGGAATCTGGTATACCCATAGTAATCCGCCCAAGGTCCGCAGAGCGACTTGTTTTTGAGGTTAATGGTTATACCGTATTTATGCCCAAAGGGGCTGTAGTGACCGTTACAAAGCCTGGAGGGACTAGAGTAAAAGACTCCTTCAAGATGGCATACAAACAATTCTTTACAGGCAATTTAGTTAACCTATCAATTAAAAAATCAGGATTTCAAAAAATGTTTAATAGTTCAATTAGTAAAGCATTAAAAGTTCCAATTGATATTAAAAGAGTTAAATATTCATTTTCTGCAAATACAGTTAGAGCCCAAGCAAACTTTGCTCTAACTTCAGCATTTGGAGGTGCATAATGGTTAATTATAAATTAGACGCAATGCTAGAATTACGCAAGTATATTTGGAAGCGATTAAAGGATACAGAGATATTTAATGAGGATGATTACTATAGTGAAAATATAGGAGATATTACAGTTCCTATTATTCCCGTCCAACAGGTGGCGGAACTCAATCAATTCTTGAGCGGGAAGAAACATATTGTTTATGACAAGATAGGTATGTCATATGAGGATTTGTGGGCCATATGCTGTGAACAAATCCTATTTACTATATATTCAACAGACGTTGCTGAGATAAATGAGATTAGAAACTTTATGACAGATGAATTTAGAAGAGTAGATGAATCAGCTAGAGATGTAAATAACTGGGTAGACCTATCAGATAAATTTCAATTCTATAGTATCTTTATAGCAGACATTTCCCCAACAGAGCCATCTGAAGAAATGGAAGGATTCCTTTCAGCAGATATTGTTTTAGAAATTAAATACTCAAGAGCAGCAGGGGCAAACGGCAGGTTTATTTAGTTTGCCTTTTTACCCAAAAAGGCCTATTATTGTACTAAGAGGAAAGACAGCCTAGCCAGCTTTTGATAGATTTATTTATGATTTTGAAATAACAGGAGGTAAAACATATGGCAATTTCAGCGCCAAATAACGCAAAGAATATTATCGTTGGTGCATCACCATTGTTCCTTAGCGTTGCTACAACAGGAGATTCTTCTTTAGACCCAACAGTGGGTTCAAATAAAGCAGCATTTTCTTCATCAGCATCTTATACTACAACTTTAGATGCAGCAACAACTAAGTGGAAGAATGTCGGGTACACAAACAACGGTCTTCAGATTACATACAACCCAACTTATGGAAATGTAACAGTAGATCAACTTCTAGATAGCGCAAAGCTATTCAAGGAGTCAATGGAAGTTATGATTGCAACAGAAATGGCAGAAGGCGTTCTTGAGAACGTACTTGCAGTTTTTGGACAGCCAGGAACAATTTCAGGTGGATCAGTAACAACAGTAACAGCAGATGAGACACTAACGTCTGCAGATCCAACATCTACAACACCTAAGCAATTAGGTCTTGCAGCAGGAGCACTTTTATCAGCACCAGTAGAGCGTCAGCTCGTAGCTGTTGGTCCAGCTCCAGATTATGCAGTGACATCTTATTTAAAGAATGAGCGTGTATATTATGCACGTCGTGTTCTTTCTGTACAACAGTCACAATTCTCGTTGGCACGTAATACTCCAACAACATTCCCAGTAACATTCCGTCTACTCCCAGAATCAGCATACGCTGGTTCAGAGTACGGTAAGATTATTGACCGAGTTTACTCATAATATCTAAATTTATTTAGATTGTCGGAAACCCCCATTAATTTGGGGGTTTTCTGCTTGTATTAATAAGCGTGTTTTGTTATAATAATTAAGACAATCCTAGGAGGATAAATTGGCTACTACAATCTACGACGTAGAAGAAATTGAATTACAAAACGGGGCTAAGGTAAAATTAAAGCCCCTTACAATTAAAGAGCTAAGAAAGTTTATGGCGGCAATTGGCAAAACCGCAGAAACAAAATCAGAAGATGAGACATTAGATATCCTTATTGATGCATGTGCAGTTGCACTAGAAAAGCAGTTACCAGAATTGGTAGCAGATAGAGATGCATTAGAAGATGCATTAGACGTACCCACAATCAATCGTATCCTTGAAGTATGCGGTGGGATTAAGATGGACGACCCAAACCTTCTAGCGGCAGCGGTTCTGGCTGGTCAGAACTAAATTTAGCCGCTTTAGAGGGTGAAGTTTTTCTTTTAGGACACTGGAAGAATTACGAAGAACTAGAAGATAATCTTTCAATGCCAGAACTGATTCAAACTTTAAAATCAATACAAAAAGTTGAATCAGAAAAAAGAAGATTTTTAGCATCTATCCAAGGTGTAGACTTAGGAAAAGATGGTGAAGAACAAGAGGGTCCTTCCTTCGAAGATGTACAAAGACGTGCACTTGGTATAAATGCTAGTGGTGACGATATAGTTTCACTACAAGGGCAATTAGCATCAAGTGCGGGCTTTGGAATTGGAGCGGGATTAGGATACGAAAAGGGGTAGCATATATAAATGGCTGATGAAAACATAGTCACGAATATAGTCGCTAATGCTGACTTTTCAGATCTTATTGCAAATGTCAATAAGGTTACTACTAATCTTGCCCAATTAAAACAAACTCTTACAACTACAGATAAAGCCCTTGCTTTGCAGGCAGCAAAAATCCAGCAAAACTTTGCATCAACATTAAGAAGTACTGGACAATTCTCAACACACTTTGTAAGCCTTTCCTCAGATGTAGAAAAATTTGGTAAAAATTTAGATACTGGAAAACTTAAATTAAAAGATTATTATGGCACATGGCAAAATCATTCAAAAACCGCAGGCGGTTTAATTAGAGATTTAGCAAAACAACAAGTTCAATTACAAAATGCAATACTACAACCATTAGGCAGAAATGCTGAAGGGTTAATGCAATTTAACGTACAGGTTCCAAGAGGACTGGACGCAACTAAGAATAAAGCTGCACTGCTTAAGCAAGAAATGCAAATCATGAATAAGGTAATTCAAGACGGCGGAGTGCAGTTAATTAATTGGGGTAAAAATACTCAGTGGGCTGGACGTCAGTTAACTGTTGGACTTACCGTACCAATTGCCGCATTTGGAAAAGCAGCAGCAGATGCATTTAAAGTTGCAGATGAACAATTAGTTAGACTTACAAAAGTTTATGGTGGAGTTGCACAAACTTCTGCAGTTGAGTTAGGCAAGATTAGAAGAGAAGTTTCAGCTACAGCAAATGAATTATCAAAATCATATGGAGCATCTTATAATGAAACAATTGCATTAGCAGCAGATATTGCAGCAACTGGTAAACAAGGTAATGAATTGCTTCAGTCAACAAGAGAAACAACAAGACTTTCTATATTGGGTGAAGTTAGCAGACAAGATGCAATGAAAGCGACTCTTGCAATTCAGAGTGGATTTAAACAAAATACTCAGCAATTAGCAGAATCAATTAACTTCCTTAACGCAGTTGAAAACCAAACCTCAACAAGTCTAAATGATTTAATTGAAGCAATTCCAAAAGCGGGACCAGTTGTAAAAGCTCTTGGCGGAAGCATACAAGATTTAGCACTCTATTTAACAGCAATGAAAGAAGGCGGAATTAATGCATCAGAAGGTGCAAATGCAATTAAATCTTCATTAGCTTCACTTATTAATCCAACAAAAGTTGCTAGAGAAATGTTCGCGGGAATGGGAATAGATTTAGGCGGAATTGTTGCAAACAATGCTGGAAATTTAACAGCAACAATATTAGGTTTACAAAAAGCTTTAGATACACTAGACCCATTAAGTAAATCAAAAGCAATTGAACAGTTATTTGGTAAATTCCAATTTGCTAGAATGTCAGCGTTATTTGAGAATTTAGGAAAACAAGGAAGCCAAACCTTACAAGTATTAGATTTAATGAAGGCAAGTACAACAGATTTAGCAAATATTGCAGGTCGAGAATTGTCACAGGTAACAGAGTCTGCATCTGGTAAATATCGCAGAGCTTTAGAAGGATTAAAGGCAGATCTAGCTGGTGTTGGAGAGTCATTCCTTAACATTCAAACATTTTTTGTTAATTTAATTGATAAAGTAATTCAATTCAATAATAAGCTACCAGATCCAATTAAAAAGATTTTAACTTTAATTGGCGGATTAACAGCATTAGCTGGACCTGCAATTATGTTAACTGGTGTGCTTGCCAACTTTTTTGGATATATTGTTAAAGGTGTAGCACATTTCAAAGCATTATTTAAAGGTGGAGAAGGATGGAAGTTATTAACCCCTGAAATTTTAGCAGCTCAAAAAGCTGGAAATCTTATGGAGACAACATTCTATAGTGATGCTAAAGCAGCAAATATTTTAGAACAAGCATTAGCAAATTTAAATGCAGAACTTTCTGTATTATCAGCAAAAGCAACAAACGGAACAATATCAGTTCAGCCACAAATTTCAACAATTGCTGGAACAACTTTAATGGGCGGTGGAAGAGAGGTTGTTCCAAATCACCCTCTTATAAGCGAAAGAGATACTAGATCATTCTCTCATTTAAATCCAGTTAGTGGAATGACAGCACAACAAAAATCTGCACAAACAATATTTGGAGTTGTTCCTGGAGCACCATTAGTTAATCAAAAAATTAGCAATAATCCACAAATGTATATGTCTAAAGATTTGCCAAAGGTTGCAGGAGGAAGCGCTGTTCGTGGAGTATCCACTGGAATTGTTGCAGAAGAAGCTGCTAAATGGCATGCAATGACTGGTGCATTAGCAATGCAATCAGAACAAGAAATAGCTTTGCTAAAACGTGAAGTTGCAGCTACTGGATTAATTACGCAGTCACTTTCTGATTCATATCAAGCATTACTTCCAGAAATGAATTCTTTAACACAACTTGCAGCAGCAGATGCGGCAGCAATTGTTTCAGAGTTAGAGGCAAGCAAGATAACAGTTGATCAAGCAAGAGCAAAAATTATTTCTCTTAATGCTAATATTGAGGCAATGATGGGCGAGGCAGCAACGGGAATTGCAACTGCACAAGGAAGAACAATTAATTTAACACAGTTGCCATTGGTAAATCAACCAGCTTTTGATCCAGTATCAGGTAAGGCAAATATGAAAGAGCTTACAAGACCAAGAAACAGAGGTCTTATTAATAAAATTGCTGGAGTGCTTGGAGTCAAAACATTTGGTGCACCATACTCAATGGAAACTACAAGACCAAAAAGATTTGCTTTTGGTGGACCAGTATATATGCAGGACGGCGGACCAAATGGAACAGATACAGTTCCAGCATGGTTAACACAAGGAGAATATGTTTTAAGAAAAGAAGCAGTACAGGCACTTGGAACAGATTTATTAGACACATTAAATCAATCTGGCAAATCTGCTCTTCCAGATTTAAATATTGATTCACGTTCTAAACCAGTTGGTGCACATGCAAGTCTTCCAATGAAAGCCTATGCTCATGAACTACCAGGTATGTATGGAGAAAATTTACCTAAAGGCGCAACAGCATTTGCATCAGCAATGCCAGACCATCCTGTTCAAGTTTTTGACAGAAATATTTTAGGTCTATACGATAAAGAAAATCAAGCGCTTAGACAGGGTATGAGGGGTTTAACAAGATCAGAATTAATAAGAGCCCTAAGTGCTAGAAACGAAAGATTATTTAAATATTTGCCTGGCTTAGATAAAGATTCACAAAGAGTATTTAAAAGAAATCTTTTAAAAGCTGCAACAATGCTTCCAGAAGGAAGACTTTATCATGATGACGCATTAGCAAAAATTTATCAGTTTGCAAAACAAGATACCGCTAGAACATTATCTCCAGAACTACGTGCTAATTTTGTTGATGTAATGAGTGCGGCAAATGTACCAAAGGGATACAGACCAGAAAGTTTTAAAGATTATGCTGGAACATCCAATCTTCCAGTAATGACAGCTGCAGAAGCTAAGGCAGCATCAGGAAAAGAAAACTTTTTTTATACAAGCCCAACATCAGCATCTGGCAAAAGTGGAAAAACAACTGTTATAGTTACAGATGCTTCTGGCAATAAACACTCAATAACAACTTCTGGAAGCAAATTATTTAAAAAGGGTATTATGCAAGACCCAATGATGAGAAAAGGCTTGAATACAAAAAGAATAGGCAGAACTCTAGCAGAAGTTTTAATGAATACAAAAATTCGTAGAGGTTTTGCAACTGGAGGGATGGTTGGCGGAGCTGGGCCAAGATATTATGAAAATGGAACTCCAGGCGGAGTTGCAGCATATAAAGAAGGATTAAAAAATCCTTATGGCAAGGGACTAGTATCTGGAATGTCAGGCAAACCAATGGGGCTTGGCGCACAACTAGGCATTGGAATGGCAGGTGGAATTGCAGGATCTATGGTTGGTGGAAACGCTGGAACTGCAATTATGATGGCATCAAACATTCTTCCAATGATGACAGCACTTAAAGGATTTGGCGGAGCCCTTCCTTCTATAACTAAAGTAGCTTCAGTTCTTGGTAAATTAACTATTCCTGGTGCAGTAATTGGTGGCCTTACAGTAGCAGTAATGCTTATTAATAAATTTAGAAAAGATGCAGAGAATGCTGGTAAAGTTAATCGTGCAATGTTTGGCGGGACAAAAGAACAACTTGCAGAAGTAGGAATACAATACACATCTATATCTGACAGAATTAAAGATATGAACACCCAGCTTGAGTTAAATAAAGCTAAGATTGAATCTTCATATAACTCATTTACAAAGAGTGGAATTCCTGGACTAACACTTACAATTCAACAATTAAAAGATGGAATTGATAAAGCTAAAACTAGTGCAAAAGAGACAGTTGCTTTATTTAATAATGTAGATAAATCAAGAGTTAATGAGTTAGCAACATCAATGAAGGCACAATATGTAGCTATGGGTATGAGTGTAGAAGAAGCTACAAATACAATATACACTTTAGTAGCCGCTTCAAATAAATCTAAACAAGCATTGGGAGCAATTACATCATCTGGATTTAAAGATATTATTGATAAGGCATCTGCTGCTACAAGCCAGGTAGAAAAGCTCGGCAAGGTTATTCAAGGATCAAGGGCATTTAATGCACAAGAATTTAATGTTGGAATGGATGCTGCACTCAATAGTCTTAACTCATACAAGGACTCACTTGTTGGAATTAAAGATAGTAGTGGAAAAATTAAAACAGAGTCAGAAGCATTAGCCGAGACAATTGCAAAAATTAAAGGAACAACTGGTGCAACATCAACAATCAATAGCCAGAACCTTGAAGCATATAAAATGCAAAATCTTGAAATGGCTTCTATTTTAGGAAAATCAGAATCTATATTAAGTATATTTTCTAAATATCAATTAGTTGCTGCTGGTCTAAGCGATGTTATGAATATTGGAGCAATGACTGGAGATCAAGCTATATCTGTTGCTGCTGGATATCAAAAGGTAAAAGATGCAGCAACCACAATTGTTTCTGAAACCGCTATTGGAAAATTGGTTGCTACAAGAGTTGCAAATCAAACAAAATTACAAAATATTGCAAAAGCAGCATCTAAGCAAGATAGTTCTTATTATGATAATGCTATAAAGAAAAATCAAAAATTAATTGATGCCCTAGAAGAAGAAAGAAAAAAGAGATTAGCAATTCTTGATATTCAAGAACAATCACAAAATTTTGAAACTTCTATTAAACAAGCTCAAATTAAATATCAAGAGGCACTTGCTTCTGGGAATATGGCGCAAGCTGCTCAAGAACAACTTAACATTCAAAAGTTAAGAGGAGATAGAGAAAGAGAGTTAGCAAGAAAAGCAATTAATGATAAGTTTGATGCTGAAAGAAAAACACTTGAAACACAAATTGAAAAACTTCAAAATCAAAAAGATGCTAAATCTAAAGCAGCAGCTGGATCAGTGGCAGGCGCCGCAAAAGCCGCTGAAGATACACAGGCAGCAAAAGATTTTGAAGGAGAAATTGTTAGAATTATTGCTAAGTATGGCGGCAAAAATACACCAGATGCACAAAAAGCATTAGCTGTTGCATTTAATACTGCTAAATCCAGTAAAGACCCATCGCTTGTTAAAACGGCAAAAGAAATGGAAGGCCAATACAAAGCAACTGGGCCTTCATTTAATTCAGCGCCTGGACCATCGGACCTTGCAAATAGAAAATCTACATACGATGTAATGTTTGAGGCACTTAGCCAAGATACAATTGCTAAAGCAGAATCAAATAAAGAATTTGCGGATGCAGTTAAAAGCTTTATATTAGCAGTTGAAACATTTACTGGTAAAAAAGTTCCTGTTGAAAAAACATCTCAAATAAATACAGGTAAAGTAGGATCAACATCTGTTGGAGGAATTACTTTACCTCCTCCAGTAAAACCATCTAGAGGATCTACAACTGTTGGAGGAATCACACTTCCAAATTTTGGAAAAGCTTCTGGCGGATATATAAGTGGAGCAGGAAATGGTACATCTGATTCAATTCCAGCAATGCTCTCAAATGGAGAATATGTTGTTAGAGCTAAATCTGTGCAAGCTGTAGGAATGCCTATGTTAGATAGAATTAATAAAATGGCTATGGGTGGACCAGTTTATAATGTTCCAGCATATTCAATTGGCGGAAAAGTAAAATATAATAGTGGAGGCATGGCAACTTCTTCAAATTCATTGTATAATATTAACGTTACATTAAATGGAACAGATTTATCTCCAGATGATGTAGCGAATGCTATTGAAAGAAAGATGAAATTACGTGAAGCAACAATTGGAAGAGGGAGAAGTAACTAATGGCAGCAATTACATTACCTAAAGGTGCCCTCCTTCAAATATACGGAGTAGATGCATCCGCAAATGGCGGGGATGGAACAACAAAGTGGAACACAGTAACCGATCATAATAGAGGTCAATTTACATTAAACCACAATAGAATTGAACAATCAAAAAGAATGGCAAATGGAAATTTACGCAAATTTTTTGTTGCAGATAAAAAAGCATTTAGTATTTCATGGGATCTAGTACCATCATATAGAACAGCAACAGTTGACGGGTATTGGGGAGCTGAGGACTTAAGAACATTTTATAACAGTACGCTTGGACAAGGTACGTTTGACATACGCATTAATTATGCAAAGAATGGATCAAGCCAAGTATCTTCTGGATATGAATCTTTTACAGTTTCATTTACAGATTGCTCATTTGATCTAGTCAAGCGTGGCATTCAAGCACACTGGAATATATCTCTTTCTATGGAAGAGGTTTAATCTTGCCTACAAATCTTGAAAATGTATTTTACAATAATACAACAGTAAGAACTGATGTAGGGTGTACTATTGAATATAATATGAATTCTATGATTGATGGAATTGCTGCAACTACAAGTGCAACTGATGCAAACTATATATCTGGAATTACTTCTGCCGCTGGAACAACTATTAGATTAAATCCATTTAAAAAACTTTTTCCAATTGATTCTGTAATTAAACCATTTAGACCTTCTGGTCCTGGTATTAAATATTTTATTGCTCTTCCAAACGACACAACAACATTTTCTGCATTTAGAACATTGCAATATCCAAATACTCAGCCTAGAGTTTATTATCCTGGAATTACTACAGTATATAAATATTGGGTAGCTCCTAAAGATGCCGCCGCAGATTTAACAGTAACATATAAGCAAGCATCAAATCCAGTAACTGGAAATAAAAATGCCGTAGCAAATAAAATTATAGTTAAATTTGATAAATATAATCAGCTTCCAACAACATATACAATTACTATTACAAAGTCTGACAACTCAACACAGGTAGTTGGCCCTACAAGCACACCAGCAAGCGGTTTAGTAACTCTTTATTATGGTGGCTCATCTTGGTCAGCGACGGCACCAACAGAGCCAATTACATATGCAACACCACAGGCTATTAAATCAATTCGGGTTCAAGCAACAAATCCAGGAAGCGGAAAAGTAATAGCAATCATTGAAGTATCAGCTAGATGGATAAAAGATATATCTTCAGATATAGTTTCATTAGATATTACTAAAGAGTCTTCATCTAGCCCTTCAGACATATTGCCAGTTGGAATAGTTACAGCAAACAGCATTGATTTAAATCTATCTAAGTATAATCAAACTGCTTTACAAGCTTTGCCATACAATAGACTTTCTGCCTCATTTGATACAGATAAAACTTATATGTTTAAGTATGCAGAATTAAAGCCATACATTAAAGTGTTTCATTCAAATGGAGCAATAACTTCAGGATCAGATAAATATGATAAAGTTGAGCAAGGTATTTATTATGTTGACAACTGGTCTATTTCAGAATATGGCGATGTCAGAGTTGTTGCATTAGATGGGGCAAAGTATCTTATGGAAACATTTTGCCCAGATATTCTATGCGAAGATTACCCAGTTACTGCAATTTTAAGAAGACTGCTGGACTCAATTGGGTTTACTGATTACAATTTTAATTTAAAATCACCAGATACATCAATTCCGCTTATTAATTATTGGTGGACGGAAGACAGTCAAACAGTATGGGAAGCAATACAAGTATTGTGTAGAGACATTCAAATGAACGCATTTTTTGATGATGAGGGTATATTACAATTTTATAGTAGAGACTATATATATGATTCAACAAGATCCAGTACATGGTCATTTTATAGCGAAGTAGAAGGATCAGCTCTTCCAAATATAATTTCTTTTAGTCAAGATGAAACAGCTTCAGGTAATCAGGTTAAGATAATTTGGAAAACACCATTAAAGTCTAACTATGTTCAAAGCTCAGGACCACTTTGGGAATCACCAACAACATTCTTGTCTGCAGGAGGATTAAAATATCCAATTGCACAGGCTACTACAGTTGCAGATTTAAACAATTTAACAAATGCTACTACATATCCAGGATTGCAAATTGAAACAAAAACCGTTGATAATTATAGTCAGTATCAATCAATATTTAATTTTAGCGGACACCTATTAATTGATTCAGAGATATTTGAATTTGATGCATTGCAATATCAGTATGTTGATAAAGATGATTCAAGTGCAACCCCTACATGGATACCTGTTTGGGTAGAGTCGCAATCAGATGTAAGTAAGTACAGATATTTATCAAAACCAGGATATCAAGATCCAACAAGACCTGAGACTGCATATTTTAAGCCAACAAATAGAGTTAGGGTAAAATCAAGAGCGGCACTTGGAACGACTGCAGCATTTCATAGCGCTACGGCTTCAGATTCTTTAAGTGAATGGACTGGAAGAACAATAACATGGACGACGGGGGGATCTAAATAATGTCATTAGATTCAGAATATCAGTATAAAGATACCTCAGTCCTGCCTATTGGAGCTACAACAACATTAACAATAACAGACTTAGTTGTAAATCAAACTAGTACAACAGAAGTACAAATATCTTTTTCAAAACTTCAGGCAAGCGTAGAGCCAACAACAGTTGAAATAACTACACAAAAATTATTAGCTGACGGCACAAATGATGGTTCATCAACATTGTCTACAGAAACTATTGCAAGTAGTTCAAGCGAATTGCTATTTACAGTTGGTGGATTAACTTCTGAAAGAAGATATAAGTTTACAGTTCAGGCAAAAAGAAGTGCAGCTTATGGAAATTTATTGTCTACACAAATTCAATTAGCGTCGAGTTCATTTAATGGAAAAGTAATAGGTTCTGTTTTGGATCCTAAAAATGTTGGCCAGGGAAAGTCTTATCTAACAATATCAAATAATACAAAAACTAAAGACCAATTTGCTGTAGCCAATAGAGAATTTCCAGCAATAACAATTCCAACACAAACTACAGCAATATTAACTGGAACCTACTCTGTAGATCAAGCCATGAAAAATAATTCTGAATCATACTTTTCATTTGGAACTACTGTGTTTATGGAGTCAGTAAAAGATTCAACACCAGGAGCAGGCATGGGATTTTTTGTAAATACAGAGGCAACTTCTGGATATTTTGTTGTTGTTGAGTCAACTAGTCTGGCTTCTTCTCAAGACAGAAAATCAATTAGAATTATTAAAACTAATGGCACAAAGATGAAAATCTTAGCAGATTCTCAAAAAAGCACAACTAGTACATTTGGTGGAGTCTATGGGGCTACGTCGTATTCAATTGATGTAAAGGTTAAAGTAAAAAATTTAACCGTAGATATAGTTGTATATGTTAATGGTTTTAAGATTATAGCAACAGATACCACAACTGGCTCTGGGCTAGATGAAATTATTCATCCAACAAAACGTGTTGCTCTTATGGCTACAAAGGGCACAGCCGCATTTGATTATGTTTATGGAACAGATATAGACACAGCAAGATATGATGACTCTTCTTATAAAACTAATTTTTATGAAGGCCAATTTTCTAATGATGTGATAGACGTAGCATTCGGCGAAACCCTTTATAACGCCTCCCTTGAGGGAGACGAGTATGATAAAAAGAAAACTATGGTTGATGAATTTGGAACAGTGGTTAGAGAAATTACAACTGCTAAAGTTAAATTTGACAGTAGACCAACATTTCCAGTCATGTGGACAACTGGCGGGAATCCATATGCAAAAATTTTAGCCTCTAAAGTATCTAATTTTTCAGCAGAAGCATATGTTCTAAATAACACTTCAACAACTATACCTTTATCAGATAATGAAAATTCTTACTTCTATATATTTGGAAATACACTGGGAATGTCTGGAGATCTAGAATATACAACAGAAGAAACATCTGATTATACATCTAAAGAACCAATTCAATTTCAATCAACATGGCTTCAAAACTTAACTGATGTTAAGTCATTGGCGGACTGGATTAAAAACACTGTTGTAAATAGAGGTAAAGTAGTTTCTATGGATATATTTGGAAACCCTTTAATATCAGTAGGAGATCTGGTTACTATAAAATATTCATACCAAGGTTTTGCAGGAACAGAAAAATTAATTGTAACTAGCGTTACGCATAGATATAATGCAGGATTGGAGACTTCTATCACTTGCCGAACTTTATAGTCGACCAAATGGTATAATAAAAAAATGAGTAAAGAAGATAATTCATCTAGAGTTCCCAAGGCGGCCATTGTTCGTGGAGCACCTATTGTTGTAACTACAAATGATGAATTTATATCTTTTTATGACCCATCACAATTTTTAGTTAAAGACGGCGGAAAGATACAGTATACTAAATTTAGCCCAGGCTCACCATTTGCAAGTTCATCTGGTAATGTAGATACACCAGGAGCCACAACACCAAAACCAGGAGTTGTACAAATTGAAATTCCAGATGTTCCAAATTTAACAGATATTGAATTGTTTAGCTCTACAAAATATTATGACCCAGTAACAAAAGTAGAAAAGGCAAAAATTGTAATTAAAATTACAAATACAAGTAAAGATAAATCAAACATTGAGGGGGTAGACGCAAGGGTTTATAATCCTTCCGAAAAACTATGATTAAAGGAACTTACGTATTCTATCAGGATGGCAAAGAAATATGTCGTTCATCCAATGTTATTACTAAATTTGGCAAAAGATTTTTAACTAATTTTATTGCAGGAAATATTGCTAATGCTAACAAAGACCTAGCTTTTGGAGTAGACCGCAAGGAAGCTCTTGTAACTGCCGCATCTGCCACGGCAGGCACGGTTACATATACAGCAAATAATTATTTTACTGCTGGAAACACAGTAAGCATTTACGGACTTTCAACATCTGCATTTAATCTAACAAACGTTACAGTTGCCTCTGCCAGCACAACACAATTTACAGTAACCAATGCTGCAACAGGAACTGCTGTTACTGGATCAACATCTGGGCGGGCATTTAAAAAAGCCACAAACGGAGATACAAGACTAGGATTTGAATTTTATAGACTGCCTATTCAATTATCTAGCACAGACATACAGACATCTGGAGCAACAACAACATATTCAGTTGTATATAAAACAACTCTTCCACAAGACGTATCGGCTACTATTTCAGAAATTGGATTATACCCTTCAGCAAGAAGTTCGGTAAATAACTTTGACAGCAAATATCTTGCAGATTTTAATGACGCATTTGACTGGACTGATCAGAGTGGCAATCATCCAACTGTATTAACGGCGGGACAAAAAATTGGTGACAACGTACTTGTATTAGAGTCTAATGGCACTTCAGCTATGGAATATACACAAAGCATTAATCCAATTGATTTTTCTGGTTACAGCGTAAATGATTCAATAACTTTTGCATATAATAAAACAGAGGCAGATGTATTAAACATTAAAATTAGATTTTATAGCGAAGCGTCTAAATATTATGAAGTAACAATAACACCTCAAGCTGGACTAGGATATAAAATTGTTCCAGATATTTTAATGAGCACAGTATTTGCTGGAGCAGTTAACTCACCAGATAAAACAAATATTAATAAGATTGGTATTGTTATTACTCCAACATCTGGAAACTCAACTTCAATTGGGGCGGACGGACTAAGAATAAATGACGAGGATACTTTTGACCCTACGTTTGGCATTATTAGCAGATCAACATTGGCTACACCATTAGAAAAAATAAAGGGAAGACCAATAGACGTAGAATACATTTTAGATTTGAGTTTTTAGAATGGCATATGAAGACCTATTAAAAGATACATCAGAGTCTAAAGATGATGGTAATTATTTTCTAGTTACTATTACAGATTTAGATTTAGGCACTGCATATCCACTTCAATTTAGATGGAAAAATAAAAATGGTACATTGGGTGCATGGAGTTCTGTAAAAACATTTACTAGTGAATATGCAACAATTCCATCAGAGCCTAATTTAGGTTCTGGAGATGTTGTAGGCGGAGCAGGATTTATTAAAGTAACATGGGATGGCAATAATGCTTTATCAACTGGAGCATCCAACTTTGATAGAGTAAATGTACATATTTCTGGTACCACATTTGGAGATGGAACAAAGCCTGCTGGATTTTTTAAGCAGGCGGGCACACAAACATTTGCAGCGGTTGCTGGAGTATATATTGTTCAATTAAAAATATTAACAGTAAATGGATCAGAATCTTTATACAGCACAGCAAGAACCGTAACTGTAACATCTGCAGCACCAGCAGCAGAATCTTCAGTTACTCCTTCAACACCAACTGTTTCTTCCGTATTAGGAGCGATTCAATTATCATGGAATGGAAAAACATCATCTGGCGGAGATCAACCATATGGATTTAATGCAGCAAAAGTTTATGTAGGAACATCTGCTGGGTTTACTCCATCCTCATCAAATCAAGTTGACGTGCTTAATTTTGCTAATGGACAGAACACTTTAAACATTGGCGTTGGAACTATTGTAAATGGCGTTGCATTGGCTTATGGAACTGATTACTATATTAAAATTGCAACAACAAATGGAACAGATACTTCTACGGCAGTTTCAGCAACAGGCAATCCAGTAAGAGTTGGACAGGTTACTACTGGAGATATAATTACAATAAATGCAGATAAGATTGCTACAGGCACATTATCATCTGGCTCAACAATAACAGTTGGATCAACCTCAGGAAAACATATTAAGTTATCTGGAACTGGAGATCCATTCATTATTTATGGAAGTGGTGGAGTTTCAAATCCAGTTCTTAGTTACAATGGAACTAAACTTACAGTTGTTGGAGATGGTACATTTAGCGGAGCTTTATCTGCCGCATCTGGAACATTTGCTGGAACTTTGTCTGCGGCAACAGGATCATTTAGCGGAACAATTACAGCCTCTGGTGGAAGTATTGGCGGTATTACAATTGCTGCAGATGGCATACAAAATTCTGGCGGGACATTTAAATTAGACAGCAGTGGAATAATTAGAGCTGGATCTTCTTCTGGCAATGCAGTTATTATAAGTCCTACGCTTGGTGTTTATCATAGTTCAGATGGGGGATCAAGCGCATCAGGTAAGTTTACCCTTGGATTATCATCAAGCACAATTTCTGGTTGGACAATAGGAACATCAACAATATCTTCAGGTAATTTAACTCTTAATAGTAATGGAACAATTACTACAACAAATCTTACAATTTATGATACGGGAAGAATTGTAAATGCAGGAGGATTTGAAGTAACTGCTGCTGGTCAATTGATAGCAACTGGTGCAAATATATCTGGAACAATTACCGCAACATCTGGAACTTTTGCTGGAGCTTTGTCTGGAGCAACAGGAACTTTTGCGGGTTCTTTATCTGCCGCAACTGGAACATTTGCTGGAGCTTTATCTGCAGCAACTGGAACATTTGCTGGAGCTTTATCTGCAGCAACTGGAACATTTTCTGGATCTCTTTCTTCAGCTTCAAATATTGGGGCTGGAGGAACATTATCTGGATCTAATATTGAAATTGGTACATCTACTGATTCTTATTACTTTAAAACAAATTTTATAAGAACAGGAACAACCGTTCCAGCCCTTGCAGTTAATGCGATTAATATGATTTCTCAAAGTACAGCAGGAACAGTCTCATCTTGGTACCCATATTATAATAACGATGTAGCACTTGGAGTTATATCTCCGTCAACTTTAAGATACACAACTGCTTATTTAATTAATAATCCAAATGTTTCTTCTGATTATAGGCTAAAAGATAATATTCAAGAATCTCCTTTAGGATTAAGTTTTATAAATGATTTACGACCAGTAAAATTTAAATGGAAAGAAAGAAATAAAGAAGGTGAGCATGGCATAAGGGATCACTATGGTTTCATTGCTCAAGAAGTAAAACAAGTATTAGATCAACATGGAGTTTATGATACAGCCGCTTTATGGGCAGTAGATAGATTAGATGATGAAAATGCAAATCAAGCACTAATTTATAATGAATTTATATCCCCTATTGTGAAAGCAATTCAAGAATTATCAGCAAGACTTGACGCCCTAGAAGGATAATGTTATCCTTAGTACTAATAGATTGGAAGAATAATGTCAACAAAGGCAGAATTAATTATCACCGCCCTTCAGCAGCGCATTGGAGAGATTGTAGCAAATTATGAGACTCAGATTGCAATACTACGGGCAGAGCTTACTCAACTTATGGAAAAAGATGTTCAAGAAGAAGCAACAGAAGATAGTAAGTAGTCCAACTATTTTCCCATCAGGAATTGCAGTAAAGACAGATAAGGCAGTCTACTGGATTAAAGATGGTAAGAGGTTTAAGCTTATATCAGATAGGGCTGCAAAGTCATGGATGTTTACAACTGTAGATGCCACGGAGTCCGCAATTGTTGGAATGAAACTGGCGGGAAAGTTGGGATTTAGAGACGGCACCTTGATAAAAAACATAGCAGATGGTAAACTATATTTAATATCACAAAATAAAAAGAGACATATTGTTGACCCAGATACATTTAATAAGTATGGTTTGGATAGAGCACAGGTAATAGAAGTAAGTGCTTTTGAAATAAGTATGCATGAATTAGGAGAAGAACTATAATGGCAACATTTGAAACAATTACATTTAACGAGGGTGAACCACTAGACCCAAATAAATTAAATAAATTGCAGGAAAACATTGTAACAACCTATTCAACTGCTAATAATCTATTTAACTCAACATTAGATGGACAAACATCTTCATTTAAAGCAATCACAAATGCTGGGACTGTAGAATGTACAGGCGTATCAAAAGGTACAACTAAGTCATTTGATTTAGATCTAGGTACTGGTTTTAGTAACGTCTCTTCTAACCCACCACGCATTGTTGTTTCTTTGTCTGGCGGTCTGGGTACTGGAGATTCAGTAACCCTTTCAGTTGCTGGAGCAGCTACAGCATCACCAAAGATTTGGGTATCAAATGTTAATTCAGCTAAAAGCACATTTAATGTGACATGGATAGCAGTACAAATGGTTCAGTCTTAAGCATTGACAATCAGTAATCATATGTTACAATTACTGTAACATCTAAGTCACGTATTCGTGACTTTTTTAATTATTAAGGTAATTTAATGTCAAACGATTTAAAATGGATGCTATCATCCGATCAGCAATTCCCGTACCAAGATGATAAGATGATTGCTCTTTGGTTTAAAGTAATGAAGTGGTTTAAACCAGACGTAGTAGACTATCTTGGAGATACAGACGATCAGGCCTGTTACAGCAAGTATACAGAGGGACGTTCTGCTGAGTTTATGCAATTGCATAAAGATGATAGCCGTGACTTAATTGTTCCAATGATGAGACATGAGGCAAAAGGCGCTAGAGATTTTTATGCTAAGACAAGAGAAATGTTGCCAGACGCACAACTGTTTTCTGCTTTAGGAAATCACGACGTTAGAATTTTTAACTATGTTGATGCAAAGCTTCCAGACTATTTAAATGATGTTACACCAGAATCATTGTGGTCTTTAGATTCATTAGGCTACGACTATATCTACTATAACGAATTGCCAAAGAAACGATTTGGAGACATACACGTTCACCACGGACTTTCAATTTCAGCAACAGGATCTGTAAGAAAAGATATGGAAGATATGCAGGTTTCATTAATTAGAGGTCACTCACACAGAATTGCTTCGCATATGGTAACATATGAACTTAGAAATAATGGTGAAGGCGAAACTTTGCGTGGCTATGAGATTGGTCACATGTGTGATGAAAAGGGACCAGGAATGAAATATACCCAGCACCATGACTGGCAAAAAGGTTTTGCTATTGCACACATTGAAAATGGAGAATATCCACACGTTCAAATGATTCATGTATCTCCAAATTATACATGCTTGGTTGATGGAAAGTTGTTTAGTCTATAATGAGATGTAAGAAGTGTGACGGCAGAGTATTCATTGATAGGGTATTCTCACAGAAACTACACATGGAGCTATTCTGCGTTATGTGTGGAAAAAGATGGATGATTAATAAGGAAACGAATGCGCTTGCAAAATGGTTAGACGACAGAGAACTCCAACACCGAAGAAGTTTCTCTATTTCTTCTTAAATGATAAAATACATAAGGTATTAAAGTCATCAAGATCTAGGGACGAGCTTATTGCCTGGTGCTATCCAGATAAAAAGCGTGTGATGTATTCTTATTCTCAAGCAGTTAAGTACATGGAGAATGCTTTTACAACGGCGCAGGTCGGGGAAATATTAGGAAAGCACAAAGTAACTATTGAAGACTACATACTTGAAGGAAAGATTAGGGCACCTCATAGAGTTTATCCAATTGGAAATCCAGATAGTAAATGGTCTAAATATATGTTTAATCAAAAAGACATATTAGAATTACATCAATTTATTTTAGACGACGGGCACTCTTCAAAATTGCCTTCAAAAACTGAATTGCTGGCTATTCTCAAACACAATACTATATTGTATACTAAGACAGAAGACGGAAAGTTTGTACCTGTATGGAAGGCGGAGTAATGACAACAAAAGTAAAAGTAGACCTATCCTTTACTAGAAATCTTGGTAACTACGAAAGCATCAAGATAGGCATAGGAGTAGAGGATGATTTGCGCCTTGGCGAAAATGTTGAGTCTGCCACTGAAAGAGTTTATAAGTTTGTAGAAGATAAACTTATTGAAAAAACTCGTGAGGTGGAGGAAGAACTAAAGCGTGGAAAATAAAAAAGAACCTTATGTACTGATCAGCCTATACCAATCTTTATACAAAGAAAAGTATGGTCGCACACCACAAATAAATAAATTTCGTGAGAAGTGGGCTATGCAAGATGTAATAGATAGTGTAGGATTTGATCGTGCAAAGGAACTTTTAGTATATTATTTTTTATTGCCAAAGGGTGGGCACCCACTTCAATTCTTTTTCTATAACTTTGATAGAATGGATATCGTTGAGGTTGAAGCCCAAAAGGATAAAGAGAGACGTCGTTTGTTACTAGAAGAAACGAAAAAAATGGTTGAGAATGGCGGAATAGAATGAACACAGAAGCAATATTAATTTCTGCCGTATGTAAGAACAAAGATATAAGCACATTATTAGCAGACAACGTAGACGAACTATTTACTTCCCATAGAGATATCTGGGAAGGCCTCAAGTCATACTACTATAAGTTTAAAGCAGTCCCAGAAGCTGGAGTGCTAATTGAGAAGTTCAAAGACTTTGAGCCAGTAGAAGTAAAAGCAGAGACTGGGTACTACCTTGATAAACTAAAGAATGAGTTTTTATCAAATAGACTAAAAAATATTTTAATTAAAAGCGGATCAATGCTTAAGGAAGATGCTGCTTCAAGAGTGCTTGCAGAAATGCAAAGCCAGCTAGCAAACTTAAGTAGGTTTACAAACAATGTTCGTGACTTAGATATTACTGATGCAGAGTCAGCGATTAGACATATGGATGCACTTAAAGCACGTTCTGATGAAATGGGTGGCTCTCCAGGAATTAAAACTGGATTTGAAGCAATTGATTTAGCGTATCCAACAGGAATGGCACCAGGACATTTAATTGTAGCAATCGGTTGGCCAGGCCGTGGTAAAACATGGTTCACATCTTACTTAGCATGCAAGGCTTGGGAGCAAGGTTTTAAGCCAATGATTGTATCTCTTGAGATGTCTCCAGAAAATATGCGTGATCGCATTTACACAATGCTTGGCTCTGGTTTATTTAAGGCTAGTGACTTTTCTAAGGGCGATATTAACATTGATGATTTTCGTTCATGGAGTACAAAGAAGTTTCAAAACAAAAATAGTTTTATTTTAGTATCGAATGAGGGCAACACAGAAGTAACTCCCGCAACCATTCAGGGTAAGATAGATCAGCATAAACCAGACCTAGTTATCCTTGATTACCACCAGCTATTTAATGATAATAAAAGAAGTAATTCAGAAGTAGAGCGTAACCGTAATATTTCTCGTGAGTTCAAGTTGCTTGCAGTATCAAATAGTATTCCAATTATTGATATTACCGCAGCTACTGCAGACGATATATCTGATCAAGATAATCCTCCAATGATGAGCCAAGTTGCTTGGTCAAAGGCTATTGAGTATGATGCTGATATGGCTATGGCGGTACATAGATATCCAGGAACAAATATGATTGAGATAGTTTCAAGAAAGAATCGACACGGCCATGAGTTTGGTTTGTATTTAGATTGGGATATCAATAGAGGTATCGTCAAAGAGATCTATGAGAATCCATTCCAAAATGACTCACAGAAGAATTAAAAGATTTCAAATCAATGTTGATTTTTATGACAATGCACAGCTAATTAGTTTAAGACCACAGTACGAAAATCTATTAACTCATGACATGAGATCAAAAGGGTATGTGAAGGTACTTGACATAGACCCAGCATTTTCGATAGAATTCACAGGTGAGACATGGAAGTTCTTAATGACCCTCCATGGCGTTTATGTAGGAAAGAAGAAGGCATGGCAATCAGAGGGCATAACACAAGGGAAGTTGATTCCACGCAATATTCTCCAGCCCATATCAAATCAATCTTAAAGGAGCTTGGTTTAAATATAGTTGGAGAAACTTCAAATGATTACTTATGCTATTGCCCATTCCATTCTAATAGACACACATCAAGCTTTAGCGTAAGTCGTGAGAAGGGCGCATTTATTTGTTTTAATCCTTCATGCGGTGAGGCGGGCACCCTACTAGAACTAATTAAAAGAGTAACTCATAAGAATGATTTTGAGGCTATGAGATTTATATCTGCAAAAGAAACGGAATCATTAGAAAATTTTGATGAGTTGCTAGCAGATGCAATGGAAGACAAGCCGACGTTTGAAGAATTCTCACAGGAGACATTGGATAGACTGCATGGTGAATTGATTATAACACCAGAAGGCAAAGATTATTTTGCTTCTAGGAATATTTTTAATCAATCTATTATTGATTTTAATTTAGGCTATTCTAAAAATACTGGCATGGTCACTGTTCCAGTGCATAGTCCAGACGGGATGCCTATAGGAATTGTTGGAAGATCAATTAAGGGCAAATCATTTAAGAATAGCACAAACCTTCCAAAGAGCAAAACAATGTTCAATGTTCATAATGCTAAAAAAATTGGCGACCATGTTATAGTTGTTGAGTCCAGTTTTGATGCTATTAGAATTCACCAGGCAGGTTTCCCTAATGTTGTTGCAACATTGGGCGGGTTCTTATCTAAAGATCAACAACAAATATTAAATAAATATTTTAATAGAATAACTGTAATGACAGATGCAGATTTAGCTGGAAGAGAATTAGGTTTAAGCATAGCAAATAAACTTAGAACAAAAGACATCTTGTGGGCTTCTTATGGATATGGTAAGATATATCCACATGAAGCAAAAGATGCAGGCGATATGACTGATGAAGAAATTAAAACCTGTATTAAAAATGCTGTATCCGATATAGAATACAGATCTTGGAATAAATGATATAATAGTAATACAGATGGATTTATACCATCAACTACATAAGGAGATAAAATGGGTATCGTTAAAGGACTAAAAGATTTAAATAAGGCACTAGATAAGCCTTCGTACAGCGAGTCAGATTCTACAAAGGGTCGCTGGGTAAAGTTAGAAGACGGCGAAAGCGTTAAAATTAGATTTTTACAGGAGCTCGATCCTGATTCGCCAAGTTATAATGAAAAAAACGGCTTAGGTTTTATTGCCGTTGAACATACAAATCCAAAAGATTATCGCCGCAAGGCACTTTGCACAATGGAAGATCAGGGCAAGTGCTGGGGTTGCGAACAACATCGTAAAGATTTTAAGGCTGGCTGGAAGGGTCGTTCACGACTCTACATTAACGTTCTAGTAGACGACGGCAAAGAAGATCCTTATGTTGCAATTTTATCACAGGGTAGCAGCGGAAAGACTGTTACTCCAACATTAATTGAGTATGCTGGCGAAATGGGAAGCATTACAAATTTAATGTGGCGCATTAAGCGAAGTGGTACAAAAACAGATACAAGTTATACAATTATCCCATTAGCTAAAGATGAAGCAGCATTTGATTATTCATCATTAGAATTGTATGCACTTGAAACATCTGCTGTAAGAGACCTACCTTACACAGAACAAGAAGGATTCTTTTCAGGAGAACCTTCAGGCGGAGAGAATCAGGCATCAACTGCTACAAGTAGCAGCTTAGACTGGTAAATCTTTGGCGGGGAGCAGAGTAATCTGCTCCCTTACGCCAGAGTAGCCCAACGGTAGAGGCGGTAGACTTAAAATCTATACAGCGTGGGTTCGAATCCCACCTTTGGTACATGAAAAGAAACGGCGGAAATAAATGAGCTTTACACACTTACACGTTCATTCCTATTATTCATTAATGGATGGATTAAATTCACCTAAAGAGTTATGTCAGGCTGCATTAGATGCTGGTCAAACTGCAATTGCAATCACAGATCACGGCACATTGTCCTCACATCGTGAAATGCAAATTGCCGCAAAAGAATTAGGTATTAAACCAATTTTAGGTGTTGAGGCTTACATATCCCCAACTGATAGATTTGATCGTTCATCTAAAACAGATAAATCAATTCAGGCTTACAACCACATCATCCTTCTTGCAAAGAATAAGAAGGGTCTTGAGAATATAAATATTTTACAAGAACTTGCTTGGAACGAAGGCTTTTATCATAAGCCACGTATTGATAGAGAGGTATTAAATGATTATAGCGAAGGTATTATCGTTCTCAGCGGATGTCTTAATGGACTCATTAGTAAGGCTATCGATAAAGGTAACATGGAGGAAGCAGAACTTCTTCTCAAAGGCTTTAAACAAACTTTCGGACAAGATTTTTACGTGGAAGTGCAATCACATAACCCTATGGAGATCAACTCCGCCCTTCTAGAATTAGCAGACAAACTCAAAATTAAAGCGGTGGCAACAGGTGATGCACACTTTGCTAAAGAAGAAGATAGAATCCTAGAAGAAGCCTTACTCATATTATCTACATCTCCAAAGGCTGACAAAGAAATGGATTTTGACATGTCTCGCAACATGAAGAACATGTTAGATAGATTTAATTATCTTTATCCAGACCGTAGAATTTCATTCCAGAATTATAATTTATTTATTCAAAGCCGTGAAGAAATTGAGGTTGATTTTAAAAAGGCTTTAATTAATCGAACAGACATATTTGATAATACTATGGAGATTGCTAATAAGGTATCAGATTATAATTTCTATCAGGGCTTAGACCTTCTGCCCGTCCCTAAGACCGATGCTGATGAAAGACTAAGAGAGCTGGCTGTAAAGGGCTTAGAGAGCCTTGGGAAGGCTTCAGATGATATTTATATGGCACGTATGGAGGAAGAGCTTTCCGTAATTGCCTCAAAGAATTTTGCATCATATTTCTTGGTTGTTGGAGATATGATTAATTGGGCAAAGGTCACTGGTATACGTGTAGGTCCTGGACGTGGTTCGGCAGCAGGCTCACTTGTCTGCTACGCTCTTGGCATTACAGATGTTGATCCAATTAAATATGACCTGCTTTTCTTCCGATTTATTAATCCAGAAAGAAATGATTTTCCAGATATTGATACAGACTTTGAAGACCGCAGACGCAAGGAAGTTAAAGAGTATTTAAAAAAGAAATTTAAGCATGTTGCTTCTATTTCCACCTACACTTATTTCAAAGATAAGGGTGTAGTTCGTGATGCTTCTCGTGTATTTATGGTTCCGCTGCAAGAAGTAAATCGTGCATTAAAACCAGTAGACACCTTTGAAGATTTTATGGAATCTCCAAATACAAAAGAATTTAGATTAAGGTATCCAGAAGTTGTCTGGCTGGCAGAAAGGTTACGTGGACGCATCAGATCAGTTGGTGTACATGCTGCTGGTGTTGTTGTAGCCAAGGACGATTTAAGAAAGTATGCTCCAGTTGAATCAAGAGAAGACGCACAGGACAAGGTATCTGGCCGAATCCCAGTTGTCGCATACGATATGGATACCGTAGCAGACATTGGTCTAATTAAGCTTGATGCTTTGGGGTTAAAGACTCTTTCGGTTATATCAGATACATTAGAGTCAATTAAGAGCAGGCATAAAAAAGAAATTAATCTTTCCTCTCTTACAATGGATGACCCAAAAGTTTATCAGATGTTAAGCGAGGGGTATACGAAAGGTGTATTTCAAGCTGAAGCTACACCATATACAAACCTATTAATGAAAATGGGTGTGGATAAATTTGAAGACTTAGTTGCTTCTAATGCATTGGTACGTCCAGGAGCAATGAATACAGTAGGTGCTGCGTATATTAATCGTAAGCATGGCAGAGAAGCCGTTGATTACACGCATAAAATAATGAAGCAGTTTACTGAGAATACATATGGTGTTATTATATATCAAGAGCAGGTTATGCAAGCATGCGTACACCTAGGAGGCATGTCTTGGTCAGAGGCTGATAAGGTCCGCAAGATTATTGGAAAGAAAAAAGATGCAAAAGAATTTGACCAATTCAAAGATCAGTTTATTGCTGGGGCTTCAAAACAAATTACTCCGAAAAAAGCAGAGCAACTTTGGCATGACTTTGAGGCTCATGCTGGTTATTCTTTCAACCGCTCCCATGCTGTTGCTTACTCTATGCTTAGTTATTATACTGCTTGGCTTAAGTCCTATTATCCTCTTGAGTTCATGTTTTCAATTCTTAAAAACGAAAATGACAAGGACGCAAGAACAGAATATTTAATTGAAGCTAAGCGCCTAGGCTTGCGTATTATGCTTCCACACATTAACGAATCAGACATATACTTTTCATTACAGGATGATGGAATTAGATTTGGTTTGGCTGAAGTAAAGTTTATATCAGACAGTATTGCCAATAAGATTATGGATAAGAGGCCGTTTGCTGACTATGCCGATTTTATTGACAAGGCTTCTAAAAAAGGAAGCGGAATTAATAGTAGAGCAATAGCAGCTTTAAACTCTATCGGCGGTGCAGCGTTTGAAGACAATGCACGAACTGGTGACGAAAAAGATAATTACTATGAGTATTTAGGCATACCAACATTTAATTTGGCTGGCATACCACCTAGAATTAAAGCTCAGGCTAGACCTATTGACGACTTCGACGACTTAGGCTCATTTGTTATGTTTGGTATGGTTAAAAGCATTAAGCGTGGAAATGGGTGGGCAAGAGTAGAGTTAGTTGATGAGACAGGAACCATTGGTTTATTTCATCATGAAGACACTCAAATAGAACCCAATCAAATGTATTTTATATTAGTTGGAGATAACCGTATTGCTAGATATGTCAATGTAAAAGAAATTGATCCCAATGCAGCCGACTTATTTGTTGACTATCTTTATAGAAAAGAATATGATTTACAAGAAGATGAATACATTGTAGTCAACTTTACTAACTATAAAACTAAGGCTGGCAAGATGATGAGCCACATTGTATTATCAAATGCTCAAAAGGAATTAACTAGAGCAATTGTTTTCCCAACACTCTATAAGATGTCTCTAGCTAAAATGAGAGAAGGAATGAAGTGCAAGGTTGTGCTTGCTAAACTTGATGATGGCACATTAAACGTAAAGGAAATAAAATGATTGAGGTCGTCTTAACAACTGAAGAAGCAAAAAGACTTGAAAGATTCATAGGTGATCATAGATCAATGTGCATGAGCTATTTATATGATGATGTGGTTCCAGAAGATTGGGAGCCTTATGACTTATATGACGGTTGCGAAACTTGTGAAACAAGAGAGCACCTAATGGCAACGTTTGATTGGCTTAAATCAAATGGCAAGATAGATATATTCGTGGAGGATAAATGACAGAAGAGCTACCAGTAGACTTAAATCTAGGGCAATTACTTATTGCCATACTAGATACAATTAAAACTGTGGACGTTAAGACGGCAACGTTTTTAAATGCCGCATCAGATAGTAGGGAAATTGCAGTATTTTATAATGAAGAAAAATCTTCATTTACATTTAGCTTAAAGGAAATAGAAGATGGAAGCGTTTGATATGGTAACAGACTACGGTCTGGATGCTTTGGCAGCTGTGCTGCATGAGACAGCAAAGGAAAAAGGATTTTGGGACGAAGAAATAAATTACAATGTAATTGGTAACAAGCTTGCCTTAGTCCATTCAGAAGTAACAGAAGTGCTGGAAGCAGTTAGAAAAAATAAAGGTAGTAAAAATACTGTAGAAGAAATGGCTGATGTTATTATTAGGCTTCTAGATTTATATGCTGCAATGATGAGTTCTAATTTGTTAGAGCATTCAATTGATGAAGTTTTAAATAATAAGATGAGTATAAATAAAGAACGCCCAAGACTTCACGGCAATTTATTTTAATGCTATACTATGAGAAAGAAAGAGTTTAAATGACAATTATAATTGATAATATATTAGCAAAGCTAGATCCAAAAACAAGAGCAAGAGTCCAGTCTGCACAAAACGTTGTTGTTGAAAAACAATTAACGCCCAGCATTGGATTAAACATGGCATTAAAGGGCGGCTTAGGGTATGGCAGACAAGTCCTAGTTTGGGGCAACAAGTCTGCTGGGAAATCTTCTTTCTGTTTACAGATGATAGCGCTAGCTCAACAAGAAGGAAAGACATGTGCTTGGATTGATGCTGAAGCATCATATGATCAAAAATGGGCAGAGCAGTTGGGGGTAGATTCATCTTCTCTTATTTACTCTCAGGCTAAAACTGTTAATGATATGGTAGATGTTGGCGTTAAGTTAATGGAAGCTGGTGTTGATGTAATTGTTGTTGACTCCATATCCGCATTGCTTCCAGGAATATATTTTGAAAAAGACGGAAATGAAATGAAGGATTTGCAAGACACTAAGCAAATCGGCGCAGAAGCAAAGGATATGACCCACGCAGTCAAGATGTTAAATTATGCAAACAAAAACACATTACTTGTTCTTATCTCACAGCAACGAAATCAATTTGGATCTATGCATGCTAGTCACATCCCCACAGGTGGCATGGCAGTCAAGTTCTTTTCTTCCACTGTCATTAAACTCTGGTCGTCTGAAGCTGAGGCGAATGCTATTAAAGCTGGGATTAAAGTTGGCGACAAAATCATTGAACAAAGAGTTGGGCGACCAGTTAATTGGATTATTGATTACAACAAACTCGGTCCCCCAAATTTATCGGGACAGTACGACTTTTACTACCAAGGGGAAACTCTTGGTGTAGATAGAGTAGGAGAAACACTTGACGTTGCAGAAATGTGCGGGATAGTAGAAAAGGGTGGAGCATGGTATACAGTAAATGGAGAACGTTTTCAAGGACGTGCAAAAGCTGTAGCATATTTGAAGGAAAATCAAGATGTTGTAGACAACTTACAAGGAGAAATAAATGCCAGATCTTAATGAATTTTTTAATAAGCCAACTGAAAAATTAGATCCATACAATCTAGAAAAACTTGGCGGTAAAAGACCATGTTCAAAATGTGATGAAGATGTTGAAGGTGCTTTTTGGGACCCACTTGATATGGTAATGTCTTGGAGATGTTCAAAGGGTCATGAAACAATATTTAAGGTTGGATAATGTCAGAAAGATCTGAAGTAAAGCGTGATGGCGCAAAGGCTCAAAAGAATAGTGGGCGTGGAGATTATCAAAAGGGTGACGCACAATGGAAACATTTCCTTGTTGATTATAAAGAAACGGGCAAATCTTTTGCTTTAAATAAAGATAACTGGGCAAAGATATGCACAGATACATTTAAAGTAAATAGAGATATGCATCCAGCACTAAAAGTTATTATTGGCAAGGAATCCAAGGTTCGTCTTGGAATTATTGAATGGGCGGTTCTAGAGGAACTGATCCAATTTTGGGAGGACAACCATGATTAAAGAAGTATTTTTAACAACACTAACAGGTATGGGTGTTGGAGCAGTGTTTAGTATATTCAAGCTTCCAGTACCAGCCCCACCAGTATTTGCTGGACTTATGGGAATATTTGGTTTGTGGATGGGTTATGGTTTAGTTCAAAGGATCTTTTCATGACACAAGATAAAAACACATTAGAGCTAATAAGCGATATTACAGAGTTTAACGACCTGCATGAGTTTATGAAAGACGAACACCTAGATAAAGCGTTAGCAATTGTTGTAAAATTATTAATGAATCCAGATGTTCCTTCCGCAAAAGCACCTATGCTTATTATGGAGCTCCAAGCAATGTCAACTAAGTTTGCTGTCATGTCGTCAGTTTACTCCACAATTGCTAAAGATAAAGCGGGAACCGTAAATAATAATAAGAAGAACGTATATTACTCAGTAAAGGAGTCCATAGACAAACTTGTAGATGCACTTAAGTATGTTGTTAGGTATAATTCATAGTGGGTCGAGATATAGTAAAGAATCTTAAGTTTAAGAAACATACGGGTAAGTTTTTTGACCCAGAGCTTTTTGCAAACTTGCTTGATGAATCATATAGAAACACAAAACGTGCAGATGGCCAGATGACAAAAAAGTCATTTAGTCCAAGCTCCTTGGGTTACGGACATGGAACATGCCCAAGATATTGGTACATGGCTTTTAGCGGAGCAATGTTTATTGATGATAACGATGCTGTCGCTGTTGCTAATATGGCTCAGGGAACTCAGGCTCATGAAAGACTACAGAATTTAATTAAGACAATGCCAGAGTGGAGAGCGGAAGAAGAAGAGATCATCAATGAGTATCCGCCTATTCGTGGCTTCATTGACTTAATTATGGAGTATGATGGCGAGACCGTTATTGGGGAAATTAAGACGGCAAAGCAAGAAGTATGGGATACAAGACAGGCTGAGATGAAGTCATCTGCTAACCATATGTTACAGTTGCTTACATATATGAAGCTTAAGAATGCAAAGGAAGGATTCTTCCTGTATGAAAATAAAAATACTCAAGAGATTTTAATTATTCCAGTATCTATGAACGAAAAGAATACTAAGATAATTGAAGATACATTTATATGGATGCAAGAAGTTTGGGATAATTTTAAAGATGGAGATCTTCCTATGCGTCCAATTGGTGCAACTAAATCAAAGATGCCTTGCACGTATTGCCCAATTAAAAAGGAATGTTATTCTAAAGAAACTCCAGTAGGCACAGTGCAAATAGAAAAGTTTGAGGTTCCAAAGTTATGATTTGTGGAAACAAAGAATGTGCTAAAGATTTTGATGCAAAGACACATAATCAAAAATATTGTTCTGATGAATGTTGCAGAGTTGCAACAAACAGAAGAATCATGGAAAAGTATTATGAAAAAAAAGCAATTAGAAATGGTGCTTTTAGGGCATGCTCTAAATGTAAAATTCAGTTGAGCAGATATAATCAGTCTAACATATGTTCGGCATGTGAAAAAAAGATTAACCTCTCTAATAAAAATAAATTGATTGGCATGATTGATGACGTTAGCTAGCCTAAAAAAGACACAGGCAAGTAGAGTTCTTGGAATAGATGCTTCTACTAATTCAATAGCTTTTTGCCTAATGGAAAATGATGTTCCATTAAAATGGGGCAAGATTAATCTAGCAGGCAATGACATATATGAAAAAATATATGATGCTAAACGTAAAATGGGCGTGATGTTAGATGAATTAAAGTCTGACTATATTGTAGTAGAGGGAGCCATACTTGTCAGATCCCCAGATGCTGTGATAAAATTATCTTATGTATATGGCGTTGTTATTGCTGAGCTTATGTCTACTGGAGCTAAGGTTATCACTATTTCTCCTACCGCTTGGCAAGCTTATATTGGAAACAAAAATCCAACAAAGGATGAAAAGTCGGCAGTAAGAGTAAAGAATCCAGGGTATGCAGATTCATGGTATAAGACACAACTAAGGAATATGCGTAAGCAAAGAACGGTTGATTACTTTAATAATAAGTATAAACTATCTTTAGAAGACTTTGATGTAGCAGATTCATTTGGAATTGCTCATTATGCAAATAAGGTGCTGACGGAACGATGAAGTTATATCAAAGCAAAGATTGGTTGCATAGAAGGTATGTTGTCCAAAAGAAAACAGTTACAGAGATAGCAAAAGAATGCAATGTTTCTGCTATGACCATACAGAGATACCTAGACCAGTTTGGATTAATTAAAAAAAGATGATTAAAGAGTTTAATGATTTCTGCGATAAACTAGAAAGCTATTCTCAAATTAAGCAGGACCTATTCGTATTATTTTGTTTAGGAAGAAAGCCAGGATACTTTGTAGAGTTTGGTGCATGTGATGGAATATATCTTTCTAATACATTTTTACTAGAAACTTATTATGGATGGAATGGATTATTAGTTGAGCCCTCCAAACACTATAATAAAATTTTAAAGACAAAAAGAACAGTGGCAATAGATGATCTATGCGTAGCAGATAAAACTGGAAATACTGTAAGTTTTTTAGAAATTCCAGGCCTACAGGGTTTATCTGGTATAGAGCAGTACGCTTACTTTGACGCACATACAGAGATCAGAAAAAGCATAGGTCAGACATATGATGTTGAAACAATATCACTTAATGATCTTTTAAATAAGCATAATGCACCAGATGTAATTGATTATATGTCTATTGACACAGAAGGCTCAGAGCTTTCTATTTTGCAAAACTATGACTTCTCTAGAAAATTTAAAGTCTTGACTATAGAGCATAATGAAACAGTTAATCGTGGACCATTAGAAGATATTATGAAAAAAAATGGATACATAAATGTTTTGCCAGAAGAATCTATATGGGACGGCTGGTTCTTATCGGAAGATACATTTAATAGTTTAAATAGAAAGTTGGGTTTGTCATGACCGTAGTATATACTGGAGGAACATTTGATTTATTTCATTCTGGCCATGTTAATTTATTAAAAAGATGTAAAGAAATTGCTGGTCCAGATGGTTTAGTGGTGGCCTCTTTAAACACAGATGATTTTATCTGGCAGTTTAAAAATAAAAAGCCTATATGCAGCGAAGATGAAAGAGCAGAAGTTTTATTGTCCTGTAGATATGTTGACCGTGTTGTTATGAATGTTGGCGGGGCAGACTCAAGAATAGCTATTGACCAAGTTCAGCCTAACTATATAGTTGTTGGATCAGATTGGGCAGAAAAAGATTATTATTCTCAAATGAGCTTTGATCAAAAGTGGTTAGATGAAAGAGGAATTGGTTTAGTATATGTTCCTTACACAAAGACCATTTCCTCAAGTGCAATACGAAGTAGGATGTCATGAAGTCATTTGCCTATATTGTATGTTGGGATGATGTTAACAGCAATGTAGTTAATAATATTGAAAAACAATTTATTGATTGTGGTCAACCACATAAGGTTATTAATTCTGGGGAAATAAAACAGGATCACTGGGATAATGTTGGAGACATCAGATATTTTAAACAATTCTATAAGGCGTTAAAAGAATTTGACTTTTCTAATGACTTTATGATATTTATATGTGGAGATGTTAGTTACAATAACTGGCAAGGCCATCTAGATAGAGCAAATAGGGTTTTGTCAAGGTATAAAAATATTCATGTTTATGCCCCACATTTTACCTACGACCCGTGGTTTGAGGGAACTACTAGTCTTGGTAGCTTTAAAACAGATAAAAATTTATTAGTATCAACAAACACTAATGGCATTATGATTTATCTTCATAAAGATATAGTTATTCAAATGCTTGAGTATTTTGATTACCTATATGAGCAAACAAAACTGGATGGCATGGTGTCTGGATGGGGCATAGATATTGTTTGGTCAGCACTTGCAGTCATAAGCAATAAATTAGTCGTTAGAGATAAAGAACATATTATAGAGCATCCAAAAGGAAGCAGCTATGATCATGGACAAGCAACACATGAAACTAGATTAGTGCTTGATAATTTCTATAAGTTCTGTAAAAAGAATAATATGGATGTTGATACTGCAATGCGAATTGAATCTGACTGCTACAAAAGAATGGCTAGAGATGGATCAGTAACAATAGATTCTTTTTATGGGCCAGACTTTAAAATTATAGATAACAGAGAAATAAATTATCATATAATTCATATAGATGAGACTAGAAGATCAAATAGAGATCGTGTAGATGAAATTTTAATGTCTAATAAACTTGAGATAGATTGTGTTGATGCAAGAGAAGAAGAAAATAAATTAAAGTTTTTTAAAGAAAACCCAAACTTTAAATTGACATGGGCAGGATTTAAAAATGGAGAAATTGGAAACTTTGGAAGCCATTACTTGGCTTGGAAGTTTTTGGTACAAAACAATTTAGATAACATACTTATCTTTGAAGATGATGTTTTAATTGAGAATAATTTTATTGAAAAGTATAATGTGGCTATGGACAATGTTCCTTCAGATTATGATGTATTAAGTATATTTGTACACCCTAATCAATATGATAGGTTTGACAAGACCCACGAAATTAGTTATTATGTATCAAAGGGATATCAAGACTGGTCTACGCTTTGCTATGTGGTTTCTAAAGAAGGCGCAAGGAGGCTGATTAAACATGTTGAAGATCACGGAATTAGCAGGCCTACTGATTGGTTTATTTTTAGAGGTGGTGATGAAGGTGCATTTAATGTATACACATTGCCTCCGCATTTTAAAAGTCCAGTATCGATAGATACCAGATATGAATCACAAATACAATAGGGAGAAAAAATGGCGGACACCGATTATCCAAATAAAGATAGCTATCAAGCATGGGTAACAGATTTACAATTAATTGCAACAGATGCTCCATCAGGACATAAAATTATTAGAGAATGTCTTGATATTGCAGAGATGCTAATTAATAAAAACATTTCATATGGTGACTCAGCATTGAGTCCAATTCGCATATTTTCTCAGGCGGATAATCAAGAACAAATTAAAATCCGTATTGATGATAAGATTAATAGAATCAAAAATGGTTCAGGATTTGCAGGAGATAATGATATTGACGACATGATTGGCTATCTAATCTTACTTAAAATTGCTAAGAAACTTGCTATTTCAGTTGACTAGAAGTATAATAATACTATATGGAAATTGAATTAGCAGATCATTATGATCGCATGAATAAGGTAGTTGAAGAACTCCTTAAGGGTAATAATCCCACAACAATAGCAAACCTTACTGGATTTAAACGTGCAGAAGTTGTTGAGCTTATTGACGAGTGGAAATCTGTTGTACACAACGACACCTCTTCAAGAGAACGTGCAAAAGAAGCAATCTCTGGGGCAGACCAGCACTACGCAATGCTCATCAAAGAGGCCTGGAAGACCGTAGAGGACGCAGATCAATCTGGTCAACTAAATGTTAAGGCCAATGCGCTAAAGCTTATATCAGACATTGAAACAAAAAGAATTGGTATGCTTCAGCAGGTAGGATTACTAGATAACGCTGAGCTTGCTGGACAAATTGCAGACACAGAACGTAAGCAAGACATCCTCGTAAAGATATTAAAAGAAGTTACTTCTGGATGCCCAAACTGTAAAATGAATGTTGCTAAAAGACTTTCACAAATTACTGGAATTGTTGAGGCTGTTGTTATTGAGGATGCTGATGTCGTTTGATTTTTCAGATTTAATTGACATCCTTGACGGAGAAGAATTTGACGAAAAGCCTGTCGACTTAAGAACATTTGTGAACAGCCCAGAGTACCTAGGCTTGCCACTGCTATCTGAATTTCAGTACACATTAATTGAAAAAAGTTCTCAAATTTATAAGGAAGCAACCCTCATCAAACTTTTTGGGGAAGAAGAGGGAAGAATAAGATCTAAGCAGACAGCAAATGAAGTTGTTGCTCAGCTAGGCAAAGGTTCTGGAAAAGACTACTGCTCAACAATTGCCGTAGCATATATAGTATATCTATTGCTATGCCTAAAAGATCCAGCCACATATTATGGGAAACCTCCTGGAGATAGCATTGATATTATTAACATTGCTATTAACTCTCAGCAGGCAAACAATGTTTTCTTCAAAGGATTTAAAACAAGAATTGATAAGTCACCTTGGTTTGTTGGGAAATACAATGCAAAGGCATCTGAAGTTCAATTTGATAAGGCTATAACAGTTCACTCTGGTCACTCAGAACGTGAGGCATGGGAAGGATATAACGTTATTGTAGTTATCCTAGACGAAATTTCAGGATTCAGTATTGAAAATACCACTGGTCACGAGCAGGCCAAAACGGGTAGTGCAATTTATGACATGTACAGAGCTTCAGTTGACTCACGTTTCCCAGACTTTGGCAAGGTGATTCTTCTTTCATTTCCAAGATATAAGAACGATTATATTCAACAAAGATACGATGCGGTGGTTGCTGAAAAAGAAACCATTATTCGTGAACATAAGTTTAAGATGTATGAAGATTTGCCAGACGGAACAGAGGGCAATGAGTTTGAAATTCAGTGGGAAGAAGACCATATAGTTTCATATAAGATTCCTAAAGTATATGCCCTTAAAAGACCAACCTGGGAAATTAACCCAGTAAGAACAATTGATGACTTCAAAACATCATTCTATACAAATCCAACCGATGCCTTATCTAGATTTGCATGCATGCCACCAGAAGCAATTGATGCATTTTTTAAATCAAGAGAAAAAGTTGAGAAAGCATTTAATGTTGGAGCACAGGCAGTAGATCGATTCGGAAGACTTGAAGAATGGTTTGTTCCAGACCCAGACAAGGTTTATTTTCTTCACGTAGACCTTGCACAAAAACATGACCACTGTGCCGTAGCCATGTCTCATGTGCAAAAATGGGTTAACGTAAAGGTAACAGATACGTACTCTCAAGCAGCACCTATTATTGAAGTTGATGCAGTAAGATATTGGACACCGACAAAAGATAAATCTGTTGACTTTACTGAAGTAAAAGATTATATTCTTTCCCTTAGATCCAGAGGGTTTAATATAAAGGTGTGCACGTTTGACCGATGGAACTCTCACGACATGATGCAGCAGCTAAAACAATATGGAGTAAATACAGAAATTCTATCTGTTGCCAAGAAACATTATGATGATATGGCAATGGTTGTGGCGGAAGAAAGACTAAGGGGACCAGCAATACCCCTACTTGTTGATGAATTACTACAGCTAAAGATAATGAGAGATAGAGTAGATCACCCTAGAAAAGGATCTAAAGATTTAGCGGATGCTGTATGTGGCTCTGTATTTAATGCAATAAGCAGAACAAAGTTTTCAACTAATGAAGAAGTAAATATTCATACATACGAATCAATGTCCTTTGAACAGGATTTTGGTCCACAAAGAGAAGAAGAAACTGTTATAAACATGGTTAGGCCACCGAGGATGCCAGACAGCCTAGCAAGCGAGATAGAGAGAATGACGTTACTATGAGTATATATCAAGAAAAAGCTAAAGAGTGTAAGTGTTGCGGTAAGCATGTACCATTGCCAACTGTTTTAAAAGAGTATAACGAAGTTTTGTTATGCCCTACGACATTTGCAAATGTGATAGAATATACACGGTTATGGAAAGTTCTTGGATCAAGACCTTCTGGAAACATAAGGAAACATTTCTCTGACTATGTACAACAGCTAGTAGAAACAACCATTGACAAAAATAAAGACGGTACGTTACAATAAACACTTGGCACCAGTAGCCAAGTTGGTTAAGGCCCCGAACTCATAATTCGGCTATCGTAGGTTCAAGTCCTACCTGGTGTACAAGAAAGGTAATTATGAAAGATTTAAATCCTGATGACGGAGAAATGTTAGACTACTATATACAAATTGGTGCTATAGAGGTGGCTGGCATATCAGAAGATGGCGAGTTCATCTTTGGAATTACTGATCTTGCTAAAGAGGTTGCACCAGATTTATGGGAGGCTCATGCAGAGCATCTAGATCAATCTATGATGAAGTTATATGAAATGGGTTTAGTTAATATAACATACGACGAAGATTTGAATGTTGTATTTGAATTAACTGAAGAAGGAAAGAAAGTATCAAAAGACTTTGGAATTATTGAAATGAATAATCCAGATATACCAAATAACTAGGAGGATAAAATGCCTTGGCAAATTAAACAAAATGCAGCAGGATGCAGCGGATACGCTGTTGTTAAGCAAGACACTGGTGAACTAGTAGGTTGCCACTCTGGAAGAACGGCAGCAGAAGCACAACTAAGAGCGCTATATGCATCAGAATCAGATGCAA